CGCTGTCGCCATGCAGCAAGGCACCGGTCGTAACCATTTCGGTGTACAACAGCGCATGTTTGGAGAGCAGGCGCAGGAAGTACCGGCAGTGGTGGTCTGTCCAATCCATCATCGGCGCAACGGAGAAGCGGCGGGACAGTGCGGGCCTTGTGGGACGGGGGTTTGGGGCAATATCTGGTTGCATATTTATCAGTCGATTTTTAGCACTTTCGGGCTGTTTTTGGCCGTTTTTTTGGGCTCGGTGCTAAAATTTAGCACCGAAAAAAAACTTTTAGCACCGAAGGAACGAGATGGGAACGATCACCCAAAGGAAGAACAAAAAGGGTGGAATCAAGTACACCGCACAAATCAGGCTCAAGCGCGCAGGAAAGGTAGTTTATCAGGAAGCACAGAGCTTTGAGCGCAAGCAGGTCGCTCAGGCGTGGCTCAAGCGTCGGGAAAGTGAACTGGCCGAGCCAGGCGCCATAGAAAGGGCGAACCATAAGGGCGCAACGGTTACTCAGATGATTGATCGCTACCTCATCGAATACGAAAACCTGCGGCCCCTCGGCAAAACCAAAAGGGCCACTCTCACCGCCATAGGCAAGACGTGGCTCGGCTCAATTCCCGACATCAAGCTCTCCAGCCAGAACCTTGTCGAGTACGCCCAATGGCGTATGAGCAAGGAAGGCGGCGGCGTGCAGGCTCAGACCGTTGGCAATGACCTGGCCCACCTTGGCGCTGTTCTGTCGGTTGCCGGGCCTGCCTGGGGCTACGCGGTCAACACCCAGGCCATGAGCGATGCACGGAAAGTGCTGCGCAAGCTGGGCATGGCCAGCAAGAGCCGCGAGCGTAACCGTCGCCCGACCCTCGACGAGCTGGACAAACTGTTGAATCACTACGTCGACATGCAAAAGCGTCGTAAGGCCGAGATCCATATGCCCAAGGTCATCGCGTTCGCCATCTTCTCCACTCGTCGTCAGGAAGAAATCACACGGATACGCTGGGCGGATCTGGATCCCACACGTCAGGCGGTGCTGGTCCGGGACATGAAGAACCCAGGTCAGAAAATCGGTAACGATGTGTGGTGTCATCTGCCTGATGAGGCTTGGCAGATCTTGCATACGATGCCCAAAACCGCGGACGTCATCTTTCCCTACAACGCCAGGTCCGTATCGGCGTCATTCACGCGGGCATGCCTAATGGTCGGCATTGAGGATCTACACTTCCATGACCTTCGTCACGACGGAGTCAGCCGACTGTTCGAAATGGCCTGGGACATTCCGAGGGTATCCAGCGTATCCGGGCATCGAGACTGGAACTCGCTGCGGCGTTATACCCACCTAAGGGGCAACGTTGATCCTTACAAGGCCTGGGATTGGTTACCAAAGCTCCTTTCATAACGGCCATGGGACTGCCAACCTGCAGGGACTTTTCCGACAAGGTTTGCAGGAACACGCTCAAACTTTGCGCGTACTTTTCTCATAACCAGTCATTCACGCAGAATCTCCCGTTTGAAAATTACACGTTTCAGTATGTGTAATTTCTTTAAAATCACTTAGTTAGTACAGCACTGAAAAGAATTATTACTTCTAAAGAGCTGCCCGACAGGCCTGACAACTAAAAAAACCAGTCTTATAAGCAAAAGAAGCCATATTGACTGCAATGCAATAACAATAAATCCTTAACACAACGGAGCGTCACTGATAACGCTTCTAAAATCTTGAATTCGTAACACACCCGAATCCAGCGCCATGGATTCGGTAAGGATCTTTGCTTGTCCAACCAATTAGAAACTACGATTCAAAAAATCAGTTACCGATCCGCCACTTTGGTCATCACTGAACACGATAACGTGCCTTATGTCGATATGCAGCCAATTGTCGAAGGTATGGGCTTAAGCTGGAGACATCATAAGAAGATGCTCAAACATGATGGGATTTCGTTCTCCCCATACATCGGTGAGGCAGCCGAAGATCGAGGCCACAACTCAGCGATCTACATGCCGCTCATCAAACTTCACAGCTGGCTGATGGGGCTGAAGCAGGAACGTTATGCCAAGCGGATGCGTGATGAGATATCCGCTTGGCAAAACGACTGCGTCGACCAACTCTGGACCAACTGGAGATACGCGCGAGTTCAAAGAGAGGTTGCGATTTCAACCGTCAATGCCAGCTATCACGGCAAGCGCTTTCGCTTTCGAAGAATTGGAAATGAGTGGTGGTACGCGGCGTCGGACGTCGCGTCTGCACTGGGCATTCGCAACACAGCCCATCTACTCAAAACCCTCCCCCAATCTACGTGCATAAGGTTGCAGATCGGCCAACAGCAACTACATGCAATAAATCAGGCAGGGCTTGAAAAGGCGTATCTGATAGCCCCGCCATTCGGGTCAGAGAGTCTTCGTATGTGGCTCTCACATCTGCAGCAGGATCATGCAAATCAAGGCATGCCTCCTGAGCTTTTTATCTGCAAAGACAGCGCTGATGCTACGCTCGATTACCTATCCCGCTGCAGACAGTCCTTAAGAGACGCCGGAGCATTGGTGGTTGAATGGGACGAGGCACTGGCTCAGCGCATAGCCACCAGCGCTGCGTCAATGTTGATCAGGAATCGCAGATGGCTACTGACGCTGAACGACCATGGTGAGCCCCATTTATCTTTAGTCCCCCATGATGCTGGTGTCTTTACTTCAGAAGGTCTGGTGAAATGGGTTAGGGACCCTGCCGGAGCCAGAGTAGAAGTATTGACTGGTATTCTGTCGGCTATTGGTGAGCGACTCAGTTGCGGTGCGGATTGAGCGTTTTCTGCACCCTGAAATTTGCCCGCAATTTTTCGAGCTTTACCCGCCGAGATTCGTAAAGTAAATTCATGCGTAAATGTAGCAATTTTTATCCACCAAAACACTCAAGGAATGAATAAATGGTCAGCGTAGAAGAGCGGTTTGCAGAAATTGAGCGTCGCCTAGCCCTCCTAGAAGCCAGAAACCTGCCTTCTCTCACAATAGGAAATGACAGAACTGAGCCAAGGGAGTCGCGCGAAGCATTTATAGCCTTGACCGTCACAAACAAACGCTTCGACCCTACAAACGCTGACCTAGGTGTTTATGAGGACCACATTTGGTTCGACTGCGCATATACATTAAAAATAGCGGCAAAGCCTACTCGTGCGGTCAAGGGAGAGCTTCAATTCTCAGACCTGTTTGGCGAAGTAAAATTTAAACTACAGCTCACTATTAACGAGCAGCTCAAGCCGGGCGTGCCCCTTGTGCAGCGCGGCATTGGCTTCAGTTATAACCAGTTCATTGGCGAGCATCAATGGATGTTGATCACGGAGACAAAAGACATGACCTATGCATTCAAGGTTTCGAACGTCATCTATACGGACGGCACCACAGAATTGTTTTCCTGATGGGGCTAATCGGCTTTGACCACCCATAACTGATCCAGCCTAGTCGTATAACTTTGACTCATCATATCCCGCCGCATTGCCCACTCGGGATCGGCGGGAACACTCCCGGCCCTAAGCGTCCCCCTGCCCCAGCGCGCATTGATCTCGTCCAGTACGCCCATCACTTTCTCGGCTGCAGCGGGCTGCGAAGCCGCGAACAGGTCATCGGTGAATTCGCCGGGCTGACGCAGATCGAGCAGCAAGACCTCTGCCTTGCTGTATTTGAACCCTGGGCGGAATAGTCGATTCACTGCTTCGGTTGCGGCCTTGGTCATCAGGCGCACATCGTTGGTGGGATACGGCAGTTCGACCAATGCACCGTTGGCGTATTTGGCTTCTTCCGGGTTGAACATGCCGGTGCGGATGCTGACGCGGATTTTCTTGCACAGCGAGTTCTGCGCACGGAGCTTTTCCGCGGCTCGCTGGACGTAGGTGGCCACCGCTTCTTTGATCGGCTCGATGGTGGTCAATCGCTGGCCAAACATACGGCTGCTGCAGATCTCCTGCTTCGGCGGTTCAGCCTCGCCCAGTTCCAGGCATGGCGTACCGGCCATCTCACCTGCGGTCTTTTCGATCACCACGCTGAACCGGTCGCGCAGGGTCCGCGGATCCGCCTTGGACAAGTCCATTGCCGTGCGGATGCTCATCGCTTCCAGGTGGGCTTTCATCTTCTTGCCGACACCCCACACTTCGGACACCGCCGTATTGCGCAGCACCCAGTTGCGTTTGTGCAGGTCGCAGATGTCGACGACACCACCCGTATGGGTCTGCAGTCGCTTGGCCGTGTGGTTGGCCAGCTTGGCCAGCGTCTTGGTGGGGCCGATTCCCACGCCGACGGGAATGCCGGTGCATTTCAGGACTGCAGCACGGATCTGGCGACCCAACTCCGTCAGATCACCTGGCATGCCGGTCAAGTCTGCGAAGGCCTCATCGATGCTGTACACCTCTGTTGCGGGCACCATTGACTCGATGATCGACATCACGCGTTCACTCATATTGCCGTAAAGCGCATAGTTACTACTGAACGCGACCACGCCGTTCTGGCGCAGAACGTCCTTGATCTGGAAGTACGGCGCGCCCATTTTTACGAACGGCTTGGCGTCGTAACTACGGGCGATGACGCAGCCGTCATTATTGCTGAGCACCACGATAGGCGTCCTTGCCAGGTCCGGCCGAAATGCGCGCTCGCAACTGGCGTAGAAGCAATTACAGTCGATCAGCGCGAAGACCTTCTCAAGGCCTGCCATGATCGCGCACGCTGTATCTCACCACACCCAAGATGGCCAGCTCATCACCTTCCATAACGTGTCGCGGCGGATACTTCGTGTTTTCGGACTGCAGGATCACGACTTCATTGCGCACGTGCAGACGCTTGCAGACGGCCTCAGCATTCAGGGCAGCAATCACGATATCGCCGTGCTCGGCATTGAGGCTTCGGTCAACAATCGCAAGGTCGCCGCTGTGAATCCCTGCCCCCTGCATGCTCTCACCTTGGACCGTCACCAGATACACATGGGGTGCGCGCACGTTAAACAGCTCATCGAGCGAGATGTTCTTCTCGATGTGATCTGCAGCCGGGCTCGGGAAGCCAGCGGAGACCAACGACGAAAACCAGGGAAGCTTCGCGCCGCCCTCTGCCAGAGTGCCAATGTAGGTAATGCTCATGATCCGCGCCTTCTTGGATGATTGACTGTATGCATATACAGTTAACTCTTTGACCTGCACGCGGTCAATCGTACAGGCAGGCCTTTTCGACGAGTGACATTACGGGTGACATCATGTGCGGACGCTACTCGATCTACGAATCCATGGACCATTACCTCAGGGAGCTTGCGCCAGAGCAGTTGGTCATCAACGGCTATGATCTCTGGCCGATCGAGCGATACAACGTCGCCCCAACCACCAAAGTCGAGATCATCCGACCTACTGAAGAAGGCTTGAGCGTCGACAAGGTGCGCTGGGGATGGGAGCCGTTCTGGGCGAAAGGAAAACGTCCGGCACCGATCAACGCACGCGTCGAAACCGTCATGACCGGGAAGTTTTTCAAGCAACTCTGGCCAAACGGCCGAGCACTGGCCCCGGCGAACGGGTGGTTTGAATGGGTGAAGGATCCGGACGACCCGAAGAAGAAACAGCCCTACTACATCCGCCTCAAGAGCCAGAAGCCGATGTTCTTTGCGGCATTGGCTGAGGTTCATGCTGGCCTTGAACCGCATGAGGGGGATGGGTTCGTGATCATCACGGCTGAGAGTGATTCAGGGATGGTGGACATTCATGACCGCAGGCCGGTCGTGTTGTCGCCGGAGGATGCGCGCGAGTGGGTTGAGCCTGGGTTGTCGGCTGCTCGAGCGGAGGAGATCGCTCGACAGGCGTGTCGGCCTGTTGAGGATTTTGAGTGGTTTGAGGTTGGTAAGGCGGTGGGAAATGTGAGGAATCAAGGCTCGGAATTAATTGCTTCTCTTCACTCTAAGCCTAAATGAGGTTTCCATAGCGTCAGAGAGCAACGCACTATAGGAGCGCGAATGAACGTGCATGCGTATTAAGTTGCTGCCTGACATACTCAACGTACTCAAGAGATGACAACCTCCGAAAACTTATAAGTTGGCTCGTTCATCGAAGAGCTCATAGCCAAATTAAAGCCATTGAGCAGAAAATTATATATAATGACCTGTCACAGCAATTCATCAGCACTAGAACAGTGTATATTTTAATACAGACCATCAAAAGCAACTAAAGCAACTAAAGCAGATACAAACACTTTAAGTGTCCAACCGCTCTAAAAGTAGCTTCGGCTAAGCTCTCACAATCAGCATTGACAAACAAACCATTCCAACTCCTTCACCCCACATCTAACTCCGAGCTAGTCACACAGTTTTTTTGCCAACCCTTCCAGATTAACAGCTACCTGTTTGGACATTGCGCCCCAGTCTCTATAAACTCGCACGGACGACCGCTTTAGCTTTGGCATATCCGGCAGACTCTTCATCCGCTGATTCATTGAGCAAACTGCTTTATTAACGATAAATATATTTTTATATCGATCAGGATAATTCGGCACATACTTAGCATCAATGAAACCTCTATTGGCATTCCGCCCTAACACCAAGACATTGGAAGACCAACAATTATGCTCAAACTCTGACGCGGCTTTCAGTTCTCCAGCATTGAAATCCTTGATGAATTTATCAGAATCACCAATGAGTCTTTGGAATAAGTCATAGCTTATTATACAGACATCCAAATCTGACCCTTCACCAAACGGCTCACCATACTTCTTAGGCGCTAGAGAAAAACCTAATCTGCCACTTCCAACTAGACTAACATCCTTTACTCCGACATTTAGCGATTGCGCCAGTGTCATTCTTAAAACCTGATAAGCTGTTGGTGATTTTACAAATGCCATTGGTATACCCTCGCTCAACCAAAGCTCAGCAAGGCATTGACGCTCGTTGTCGCCCGATAGCTTCAGTGCTTTCGCGAAGGCAGTGGCGTCAGGGTGATATATAAGACCATCTAGTACCTTATTAAACTTCATCCCTAGACTTCCTTATTTTTAAAAGCATTAAACCTGAGCACTAAATATGCTTCCCTACGTCTTATTTGATCAAATCTTCTTTCACTAACACGAGATGGTTCAGGGTATTTCAAACGTGCAACCGCCATCGTCGCCAGATCTAAATCACCTATGTGGAAAAGCATCTTTTTATCTATAAATTTATCGAACCCCTCCATTCCTGTACCATAATAAGCCATAGACAAATAAACCCTTAGAAATATAGATCGATCCAACGCTTTGGACACATGGTAAGCGACAAAAATCTCCTCAACCTTTCGTCGAATAGTTCTTTCATATCTACCGGTTATAATTCGTACTAGCTGTTGAATAACAGTACTACCACCTTGAGAACGTCCTGCCGCTGTGAATGCTATAGATCTTAAGATGGCCAAAATATCAAAACCAGGATGACTCCAGAATCTTTTATCTTCCGCGACTACAAGCATTTTTTGAACGATAAGCGAAGGTAAGACTCTGGAGCATCCAATCTCACTATCTACCTCCCTGATCTTTATTACAACCATTTCTACCCGACCCAAAAGATCATAATAGAGACTTACCACCTTCTCAAAACGCAATCTAACACTTGAAAAAAAAGCAACAACCTTAGACTTCATCTAGCTTTATTCCCTACGGACTGACAGAGCCTTATCGCGACCACCATACAATATCCACACTATTGAAATCTATATCCCAAAGTAGGCCACGAACTAAAATTAAAGCTTCACATTATAGAGAAAAACAATGTAAGGATTTTGCAAATCGAATACAACCCAACTATCAAACACTTGCTCGCACTCCGCCACTCAGACCACCATAAAACTCACAACCAAGAGATAGGACCAACTGAGAATGTAGATTTTTTCAACAGACAACCATTGCACCAACTAAAAACCTTCTGAAAAAACCTAAAACCAAATAGCGCTAGACTTAATAATTTAGAAGCTTCTAAATCTGGCTGTGCCGTATTAAAGCCTGGTTTACTGCGTGCGGCCCCAGCAACTGCTAGTAGCCATTAAGCTACTGACATCATTTTGATATTGCAAGCTAAATCTTTAGACCTCACTAGGTGAAATCAAGTTACTGGGAAGGTCACCACCTTAGGCCAGATTGTGCAGGAAGAATCAAGAAGGCGGGTCGAGCAAGACGCTTATACATGATGCAGTCTCAGATCTAAGTATTGATGGTTGCTAACTGGGTTAGCTCCGTGGATCGTGCCGTTGTGAACCTACAGGAGCTGCCCCAGCGTGTCAGGTGACCAACTCAATACAATCAACTCCCGGCTGCTACCACCCCCACCCTGCCGCTGATTCGGCGTCGTATACCGAATATCCAGCGTCTCGAAATGAAACCCCTCAAACACCCGTCGAATATCCGGATGGTCGTTGATACTGACCATCACCCTGCCCTTGCACCTGCGCATGAATTCGGCCATCCGATCGTAATTCTCAAACGGAAAATCCATGCCATACCCAGCCGTCTGCCAATACGGCGGATCCATGTAATGGAACGTATGAGGCCGGTCGTAGCGCTCAGCGCATTCAAGCCATGGCAGATTTTCCACGTAGGTACCGGACAACCGCTGCCAAGCGGCGGACAGGTTCTCCTCGATCCGCAGCAGGTTGATGGCAGGGCCGGTGGTGGCGGTGCCGAATGTCTGGCCGCTGACTTTGCCTGCAAAGGCATGATGCTGCAGGTAGAAGAATCGGGCGGCGCGCTGGATGTCAGTGAGGGTTTCGGGGCGGGTCATTTTTTGCCATTCGAAGACCTGGCGCGAGCTGATGGCCCATTTGAACTGGCGGATGAATTCTTCGAGGTGGTTTTGCACGACGCGGTACAGCGTGACCAGATCGCCGTTGATGTCGTTGAGGACTTCGACGGGTGCTGCCTGGGGACGCATGAAGTAGAGGGCCGCACCGCCTGCGAACACTTCGACATAGCATTCGTGGGGTGGGAACAGGGGAATGAGTCGGTCGGCCAGACGGCGCTTGCCGCCCATCCACGGGATAATAGGTTGATTCATTTTGTGAGCAAGCCCTCGAAAGAGAAAAAGAGGCGCTAGAATCCGCTCGCTTTGTGCACGAAGCGGGAGCCTTGGCTGGACTTGCAGGTAGGTTCTGCGGGTACGGCGACAAGCCGGGATGTTGGCGCATCCTGGCTTGTCGCTCTTTTCACGGTGCTGCGGTCACGTCCATGACGTAGGCCTGACAGGCCTTCAATGCGATCAGTCCTTGATCGCCGTCGTCGGTGATCCCGACAATTCGTTGAGCATGCGCCCGGTCAAGTTCGGCTCGCGTGGCTCCATGAACCACGCTGCCGGTGCCGGGACTGGTAGGCACTGGGTAATGACCGGAACGGGCGCTGTCGAGTAAGACTGACAACCGCACATCAGCAGTGGCCATCCGATCACGCAAACGAGCGTGGTTGTTTTGTGCATCTCTCATCTCCTTGTAATGAGCTTCATTGCTCTCCTGCAGGCGCAGCTCTAACGCTCGCCGTTGTGCCTGTTGGTTGCTTTGCAGCGCGATCAAAGTGGCTGACGATTGCTGACGCTCTCGCTGGAATGCTTCGGCCTGTTCGGCCAGCTCCCGGCCGAAGCTGTTTGCCTGCCACTGCCAGGCAATGGTGCCGCTCACACCGGAGCCAATCAGCATGGCCAACAGAGGCAACTGCCAGTGCAAAGCGCTCATGCCAGAACCTCGAGGGCTCGCTCGTAAAGCGTCTCCCGATCAGCCAGGCCATTGGTTCCGCCGTTGATGGCTTTGGTGATCCTCAGGAACTCGCCGTTGTCCACGAGCGAGTTGAGCCCACGGCTGCTCCAGAACCACGCTGCGGACATCGCCGCGTGCGCTGGCTGCTCCAGCAGTTCAGGCTGCCCGATCAGATCCAGCGCCAGTGCCTCGCCGCATCCTCGGTAGTTGTCGAACCCGGTTATGTGGATCAGGCCCCTGCCCCGATACCGCTGACCATCCCCATCGGCCTGGGGAGTGTTGCCCAGGCGGGCAGCGAGGCGGCCGGTGTCGTATCGGGCGAGATAGTCAGCCCCGCCCAGTTCTCGCAGGTGACGGAGTTGGCTGGACTCATGCCCGATCTGGGCGAGGAACGCGGCAATGCGCAGCCGGGTGACGATCTGATACCGGCCCATCGCGGTGTTGAGCACAGGAACAAAAACGCCCGCGACAGGGCGGGCGTTGGGGAGAATGTGCAGCAGTTGCTGCCGAGTGATAGACATGAAGCTTTGCTCCAGACGAAAAAAAACCGCGCCAGGCGGTCGAATGAGCGGGGGCAGATTTATGCAGATGAGCAGGCAGTGCTACACGGGCTCATGACGTGATTCGCTCAGGTCATCGACCTGTTGCTTCAGCTCTTTGATCGCGGCGATCAAGTACGGAATGATGCCGGTGTAATTGACGCGCCAGATCGGATCTTCCAGTTTCTTTTTTCCGCCCGGCGTAACGACGATCGGCAACACCTTGTACAGCTCTTGGGCAATCATCCCAGCTTCATGGAAAGTATATTCCTCATCCTCGATCATCGATCGGCGGTCATACTCGACCGGGCGGATCTTGAGAATTTTCTCCAGCCCGTTGGTAATCTCCACATCGTTGATTTTCAGGCGTCTATCGGAAGCCTGCGAAACCGAGCCTGGGACGGACAGGTTTCCTTCAAATGAGTAGTACATACCTGGGCCGGTGGCGGTGTTGTCTATATTGATTGTTCTCCAGCTGAAACCGCCTCGACCGTGACCTTTGTTGCAGATGAAATTGCCTTCGCCCGTCCCCCCGCTTTCGTTCCACCCCAAATAAAGGCCTTGCCCGGTATTGATGTTACTAACGACGCCTTGCGCGGCTTTAAGAGAGGCAAACGCAGGCGTCACTGTGCTGTTGAGCAGCCCCAGCGTCTTGAGCACGTCTGTAGTTGTTTTACAGCCAGTACCGCCCTGCTGAATACTCAAAGGGGTGCTCAGACCATTGAGCGCCGTAATATCCTGATTACTGCCTGCTTTCGCAGCCTCGAGTAGTTCGCGAGCGTTGGCCGCCGTTGTAGCACCCGTTCCACCTTGCGATACGCTCAGCGGCGTAGTGAGCGCCTCCAGTGATGTGATGTCACTGTTCTTTCCGTTGCGAGCTTTGGTTGCGTATAGCTCGGTGAAATTCTCGTTGCACTTCACGTTTGCGCTGCGATTGGTGTCGCCGCCCATGCCGTTGGGCATCTCGCCCAGATTGATCATCTGTTGAGCCATGATGTCTCCTTGTGGTCGCGCCGTTGCGCAACATTCAGTTGTAGTAGCGATGCGGTGGGAACTTGCAAACGGGAATGCCGAAGCATGTGCCGTTGGTGCCTTGGTAGTACCAATAACCGCCGCCGGTGACCTGTGCCGATATCTTCAATGAAGGGACGTTGTTTTCGAGCAGGATCAGCCCGACGAAGTCGGCCCCATCGGCGAACCAGGAGACACCGCGGTCAATCGCTGAAGCACACACGAAGTCATCCGGATCGATGACGACATTGCTGGAGTAGATATCCACTTGCGCGCCGACGACTTTCTCCCAGTGCTTGGCGAACTTGTGATAGCGGACGACCCTGTCATCCGATGAAAAGACCGGACGGCCCGCAGCATCGAACAGGTTCAGTCCAAAAGGCTGAGCACTGGGCTGATCCGCGAACTTGCAGACTACAAACTCCATCAGGTAATTCTGCAGTGCGCCGCCGCGCACGGCGGACGTCACCGCGAAACCGGTCCAGCGGCCCGGCCCTCCAAGCAGAGTGATATAGATCCCGAGCGATGAGTGCACGCCACTGACGTGCCTGAGGAATACCTGAGGAGGTTCACTGGTGTAGATGGGCTTGAGAAACACGACAGAGCCGTACCCTTCCCTGTCGTTGTAACGTGATTCGATCCTGAATGAGCCCCGTTCCGAAAACACCATGACCTTGTGGTCGTTATCGATAACCAGCGAGCCGTAATTGTTCACTACGGCCAGACCATATTTCGGCATTACAAAACCCTTAGTACTTCCACGGAGCACTCAACGGTGTGGGATATCCACTCATCCGCATAATTGTTGCCGACGCCCGCACGACGCCTTCGATTGACGTAGGTATAAATACCTATCCTGGAGCCGCCAATATCGTAGTAAGTCGGTGCATAGCCCCAGGCGTCGGGATGACCAGGCTGCGGATAACTGGCGTAGGCTCTCGGGGTGATCATCACGAAACATCGAGCCGGGTCGTAGCCGGGCACGTCCATCAAGATGAAATCGTTTCTGACCCCCACGCCAGAGGCGCGCTCGGCCGGGACGACCATATGTGCGAGCCTCTGCAGGGTGAAGTCGCCCATCCCCAGCGTTTGTGTGGCATTGCCGTCAAACACATTTAATCCAAACTCAGGCACTTAAATCTCCCAATTGCACTCGCAACACGTTGTTGGAATCGAACACCTTGACCGCACGATGGGTGATGGTCAGCCTGCCGCCGCCCGGTACGGCGCCGTTGAACTCCATCAGCCCGGCCTTATCCAGCCGCCACCCACGCACCCCCGGCACGTAGTCGTTGGACTGTATGAAGTTGCCGATCATGGCGTTGGTAATCCACCCGGTACCAATCAGCGCCTGACTGATGAAGGTCTGGCCGTTCTGCACCACAAAGGGCGCAGTGGCCGGGCCGCCATTGATGGTATTCACCACGGCAAAGCGATCTGCGCTGACCAGGAACTGGCTCTGCAGGCCAGCATCAGTGTTCTCAATGCTCAGCCCGACCCCGGCTGCGACGTACTGACCGTATTGGTTGACCTGCAGCTTCACCGACCACATGGCCGAGGCCTTGCCCTCCAGATCCACAACGGCCTGACTGACCTGCTGCACGACCGCCGTAGTGTCCTTGACCTGCACCTGGACCGTATCGACGCGTTTGCCGACAGCGATGCCGTCCTCGATCCGCGCCGACTGTTCGGACCAGACGCCGACAAAGGCGCGGGAGTCGCCGGCATTGCCGCCTTCATCACCGGCCATTGGCGGGTTCAGTTCTGCGAACACGCCGTCGATGCGCTCCGAGATCGCTTCAACCTCGCCGCTCACGATCTGCAGGCGACCGTTCACCGAGCCCGGCAAGTCGGCTGGGCCGTCGATCAGATCGATACGGTCAGAGAGGTGCTCGCCAAGAGCCGACTCGCCGATCTGACCGGCGAAATAGTCGTCATAGTCATCCGTATCTACGCTTGACTGGCCGTCGACACCGACACCTTGCGGATACCACTCGCCCTGATTTCCAGTGCGGTCGACCAACCGCGCCCAGTAATAAAATCTGGCACCTGCAGCCAGCCCATTGATGTCATGGCTGGACTGCGGATAGGCGAAGTCGGACAGTTTCTTCGCGTCCTCCCGATTCGGCGTCGAGCTCTGCCAGATCTCGGTTCGCTGGGTATCTTCTGCCCCAGGAGGAAAGCCCCATTGCAGGCTGATACCGAACACCTTGCTGGTTGTTCGCAGAAACGACACCACGGGTGGCGGCGTTGTCTTGCCGCCCAGCATGACCTCTACGCTGTTGCCCCACAGCGATGCCACATCCATGACATTGAGTGCGCTGACGCGAGCCACATAGCGCCCCGCGTAGATGTTCTCGACCTCGACGCCCAGGCTTCCGGTGCGCGGTAGACGAATCCAGTTGCCATTGTCCTTGCGCCACTCGACGTTGTACGCCACCGCACCGTCTACGGCGGGCCAACTGATGCGCATGGTGGTGATCGCGATGCCTTGGGAGATGACGCTTCGTGATGTGATCTCGATGCCTTTCGGCACCGGCATTACGCCGGGCGGTATGATCGTGATCGGTTGGGGATCAATACGGGCACCTTGATCAATCGCGTCATATTTCCTCGGCTCGTGCTGCACGGCGGTGATCGTGAACTGGTGCAGCCCTTGGGGATCGATGGTCTGCACGCGATAACGCATCACCGCCAGATCGGCACTTTCTACCGACCAACTGCACTCCGCTTCCGGCACCTCTGAATAGGCCGCCATTACCGTGACCTTGCGACCTTCGACGGATTTGACGATGCGCCCTTCCGACTTGCCGCTGGGCAGGTTCACGATCAATCGATCCTCGGGCTTGATGTCGACGTCGGCATCCAGCGTGATGACGCGATTGGTTGCAGCGCCGATCCGGCCGCCATTGAGCTTCCCTGAAAACAGCTCGTCAGCAATGCAGATGATTTGTCCGGGTTCAACGTTGCGACCTTCCATACCCGTCGTGAAGGTCACCGACCAGCTTTCAAACTCCTCCGACTTGAGCACCCACAGACCGTGCCGGATGGCCTGCCCTTCGCAGGTGCAGGCGAAAGCCGAAACATCGATCTGCCGATGGCCGAGCACGCCGATCAACTCATCATTGGTGACAGGCGCCTGTTCTGTTTTGAAATCGTTGTCCGGGTTGTCCCACGAGACCTTGGCGCGTGTGTGACGATCCGGCCAGGCAGCAGCACCGTATTCAAATTCACCAATGATGTTTGAGCGGGTGAACACATAGCCGTCATCGTTGCCCGGAATGTCGGCGATCAGTGTGACCTGAGAGCCGTTCCAGCAGCTGTTGCCATGGAACACGCTGGCCAGATCCGAGAGCAGCGCATACCCCTCAATCTGATCCTGCAGGTACACGTTGGTGGTCATGCGCGGCTCAAGACCGCCCTTGCCGTTGGACACCATCACATCGCAGTAGCGACCGATCTCATAGAGTGTCCAGCGATCCACCATATCCGCCGTGATACGCCGCCCGAGCCCATACCGGCGATGCAACAGCAGGTCATACCAGACCCAGGCCGGGTTATTCGAATAGGCAACCTTGAAGCTGCCGTCCCAGTTACCCACGTACACGCGACTTTCAGGGTCGTAATTGCTCGGTACCCGAATGATCCGACCCCGAGCGCGCAGGCTGAACTTTGGAATGTTCTGAAACTGCGAGGCATCGAACTGCAATGCGGCCACCGCCAGATTCGGGTAGCGAAGCTTTGCGTCGATGACTTCGGTCAGGCCGCTGATACGCATCACGTCAGCGATGTTGCTGTCGTGCCTGTTCGGCGTCAGCCGCCGTACACGTATCAACGCACTGGAAAAGCCTTCAGGCAGATCGACCCGGTGACTGCGTTCGTACTCGCTGGTGCCCTTATCATTGACCGAGGCGCTCAGGTACGGAAGAAAGCTACCTCCGTCCACGGATAGATCGATGGCGTAATCAATGCGATACCCGACCTGATCACCGTTACTGCGCAGTTCCCAGAGCTGCGGCCATGACAGTCGGATTCGCACAGCGGATAACTGCCCGTTATTGATGGCACGGGTCCATGCATTGTCTGACGTCAGCTCGACAGGCAAGCCCTGTGTAATCTCGTTTTCCACGGCGGGAAAACCCGGCATGTAATCCTGATCGACGGTGCCTGGCCGAAAGTCCCAGCGACTGCCAGGGAAGTTTTCGCTGCCGTCCGGCGCTATCAGCGGGGTACCGTCGAGCTTGACGGAGCGCAAACCGTTAACCGGTCCGACTATCGGGCCTTCGCTGAGGAAATAAAGAAGCTTGGCGGTTGCAATCGATAACGCCGTATCGGGAGCCTTGTAGGGCTGATAAGGCTTTTTCTGGCCGCTTTTGAAGCCTGCCACGCGGGCAGCCTTCGGCCTGCGCCGAGGTCGTGAAACCGATGCATATGCGTGTTGGGTCATGAGTTGTCTCTACTGCTGATCTTCTGCGTAGATGCCTGCAGAACCTAAAGCGCCGCCGATGTCTCGTTCACCATAAAGCAGCGGTTTGCAACGGCCTTGGGCGGTGGTGGTGACAGCACCACCAAAGGCATAGGACGGCTTGTTGCCGTCCTCTTCCTGATTCAAAAGGCCCGGCGGCGACGGAGACAGCAGCGTGGCAACACCACCGAGCAGTAACCCTGCCCCGGCCGCAACAAGCGCATAGTTGCCGGTAAAAAGTCCGACACCTACCAGGACTGCACCCGCAATGGTGGCCAGCAATCCGCCCAGCTTGCTGCCGATGACGATGGGTGCGATCCGAATTGATTCTGCAGATCTGTAGCGCATTGGCAGCTCGTCCTCGGAGAGGTTCTGCCTGCCGCGAAAGACGGCAAAGGTGAGGCCGCGCTCCTCGGCCAACCTCAGGAATCGTCTGAAGCCTGGGACCATCACGCACAAGGCATGCACGGCCTCGGCACCGGAGCGCACGGCCAATCGGTGTAAGCGTCCGAACCGTGCACCCAACACCCCGTACAAGCGGACGTCGATTACAGGTGGTGAATCATTACCATACCTTAAAGTCATGCTGGCTCCGGTGCGCGCTCGTGACGAAGCACCAGGCGTGTGCATTCAGCCCACATCCCGCCGTAAACGTCCCGGCTCGATGATTTGTTGTAACGGTGGTGCAGAAAAGTGCCATTTACCGGATGCAATGAAGGCTCGCTTTTGAGCAATCCGTCGCCCAGATAGATGCCCGCGTGATTGGGTGCGTCGGCCTGGATCTGCATCACTAACATGTCGCCTTTGCGAAGGTCGCTCACTGGATAAAACCCCGCTTGCTGGTAGTAACGCTCATACAGGCTTTCCCCGCTATTCCACCAGCCGTCACGTCGCGGAAAATTGGGCAGCTCCAGCTCCCACTCCCTCAGATAGAAATCCCGGCACAAGGCATAGCAATCCAGCAGCCCGTGCGCAAAGGAACGCCCGATCAGGGGAGCCTGATACCCACACGGCTCGAATTGCACCACTTCGCCGGAAGGCCAGCTGGTGATCAGCCACGGAAGGTCGTGAAGCTCACAGCTGACGCGGTCTGCCATGCTCGGTTGCGCAGATGTGTCCGGATGGCTGTGAACGATGGCAAGCAACTCGCCTACGTCCTCGGCGTCGGCCAGATCTTCAGGATTCAGAATGAAGTGTTCGCTGGGTGTCAGTGCGTCGTTCCGGCAAGGCCAGTAGCGTGCGCGTGCCTTATCGCGGATCACGACACCACAGGCCTCTTTGGGATACTCACCTGCAGCGTGTAGGTGGATCTGCTTCAGTACGGTTTTGCTTACATGTCTCATACCAGTGACGCTCCCGGCGCGCCGCCGAAGGGCAAGGGGTTACCTTTCCCATGGCGCTTTTCACAATCACTGATGCGTCCGCCGCAACGGTCCTTGGACGGATCGTCCACCGGGTTACCGTCCAGATCGAACATCAAAGGCCCGGTGTAGTTGCAGTCAGGCCCGCGATACTCCCCCCACAGGCACCATTCGCAGCGGTTGGATATCTGTCCGGCTGGCAGCTTCTGGCCTTTGACCGCAGTAGGCGGAGCCAGGGCGAATACCACTTCGTCACGCGCGATCCGCGTCGGTTGATTGATGTAAGCAATGTCCAGCCGCTCATGCGTACTGGCATCTGGATTCCCGCCGGGGAAATTGGCAGCATCCAGATAGCGGGCGTAAGTCTGGTGAACGATGACCCGAATGCCGCACAGATGCTGGAATTGCACGCAGAGTGCCGTGACCAGACCGTCCAGGTTGCCGATTTTCAGAACCGGCGCCGAGGTATTGCCATCCACCCCACGGCCAAAACCAGCAATTTCGAATGGTCTGGGTTCGTAGTGGTGGCCCTGCCAGATAATGGCCGTGCTTTGCTGATGCGCGTGATAACGCAGCGTTCCCATGCCTCTCGCCTCACCGTCCAGCTCAATCAACTGGACCAAAGCGCCAGGCTCAAGCTTTTGATCGTCAACCGTGATCATGTACCTGCCTCTGGATGGAAAACCTGCTGGAAGTTTGTGGAGAGCGTGTAGCGCCGCTTTCCATGCGGCTGCAGTTGCCAGCCGCCCGCAGTGATGAACGTCCCCTGCTCACTCAACGGTGGTGTCCAGAGAAAATGCTGTGAGCCCTTGTGGCGGATGAAGAAATCCTGAATAGGCTTCAGGTAGGTCTCCGTGCCCGTGAATGACACCGTCCAGCTCGATGCCAGATTATTGATGCCCACCGAAAGCCGCTGGCTGTAGCCATTGCCGAAGCGCGATTCAAGGATGTTGGGTTGGGTGTCACCGCTGGAGCTGGTGCGGGGTGACCAGGTGAATACTTCCGTCATGACTTACTCTTAAAATCGGGACATCAGGCATCCGCTTCCCTAGGGATAAAACGGTTGATAAATTTAATTCCTTACATTAGGGTAAGGAGAATCATCTAATCGAGGAAAAACGACTATGGCCACAGCCACGCTTACATCCAAAGGACAGGTAACAATTCCTGCTCAAGTCCGTGTATCACTTGGTCTTGATACGGGTGACCGGATCGAGTTCGTCGAGCTACCAGACGGGAAATTCGCGATTATGGCGGCCACACATTCGGTCCAGGACCTCAAAGGTCTGGTCCGTAAGCCAGCGAAAAAAGTCAGTATCGAGGACATGAATAACGCCATCGCTGCACAAGGATCCAAAGCCATATGATCGGTCTGGATACCAATGTGCTGGTGCGTTACGTTGCCCAGGATGACCCGAAGCAATCGCCGAAAGCATCAGCACTGATCGAGTCCTTTACGATAAACAGTCCGGGATTTGTAACTGCCGTGTCTGTGGTCGAACTGGTATGGGTGCTCCAGTCCTGCTACGAAAGTACAAAGAGCGAAATCATCCTGGTGCTGGAGACGCTGCTTCGGACCCGCGAACTCAAAATTGAGAACGCAGATGTGGTCTGGCAGGCGCTTCGCCTCTTTTCGGATTCCAAAGCCGACTTTGCCGACTGCCTGATCGAGCGAAGCGCCAAAGCAGCCGGGTGCGACTATGTGGTGTCATTCGATAGCAAAGCGATCAAAACTACTGGCATGCAGGCCGTAGGCTGACTGAGCCTACCCCGCCCTGCGATTATTCGGATCCAGCAAACCGTTCTGCCCTTTCTCGGCCACGATCACCCCGCGTGCGACTTTGGGCATTTCGGCACGTAAAGTGGCCAGCAGGGCTTGCCCCAGCGCTTCATAGCCTTGAGTTGAATCGACCGATGCGTCTGAACCATCGCGCTTGATGGTGATGTTGATTTGCGGTGAGCTGCTGGCCTGACCGGCTGGCATGGGCGAACGACTGAGGAAGTCCTTCAGATCCCGATTGGTTCGCCCGTCCACCACCCGCTCGCCCTTCTGCAGCAACCAAGTGCCTTCTTTCGGAATGCTGTCGATGCCGTCGTGCGCCATACCTGCCAAGGTCATGCCTGCAACCATGCCCGCATTGGCGTAGCCCGCTGCGAGCAGAGCTGCGCCGACGGGAATGCCACCCAGCACGGTCATTTCGGCAGGTGCTTTAGCAGCTGCGATCTGCGCATTCATGATGATCGAGGCGACGGCAAAGGCCTTCTGCGCCATGAACAGCACTTTGTAAGCGCTGGACTGCTCGCCTGCGATCTTGCCGACCATATCGGCTGCCTGTCCTGAGAGCTCGCTGAACGTACTGAACATCGCCACCTTGTAAGCGCCCTGAATATCCCCCAGTCGCTTCTGGTTGGTCTGGTTAATCTCGAACACACGGTCCAGATATTCCTGTTCGCCGCTAAGCTTTTGCGCGTGCAGCTCCGCTTGCAAGGCAAGCTGTTTTTCATGCCAGGTCTTGAGCCTGGCCTCGGCTTCGGCCGCTTTGACGATCTCGCCTATGGACCCGCCGACCGAGGCATCCAGCCCACCGTATTCAGGTGCATCCTTGATCGAAGCTTTTGAGATCGATTCAGCGCCTTGCCGGTACTGCTCTGATGACAACCCTCCCTGCTTACGCAGGTTTTCCAGCTCTTCGTAACGTTTACGGGTAGCGACCAGCAGGCTCTCTTCCTGCTTCTGCACGCCCGCCATCAGCTCCTTGAAAGCCTTTTGGGTGTTGAGGTGATCGACTGCGACAGCGGCACGTTCCAGCTCAGCTTTCTTGGCCTTGTCCAGTTGGCTCAGCGTGCCCTTGCGTGTATCGAACTCGATGCGTGCCAGCTCGGTCTTTCGGCCATGCACGTCAGCCTGCTCTTGGAGGGTCTTAAGCGTTCGGCTGTAGTTGTCTTCCAGCTGTCGTGCCTGGCGCTCTGCAGCAGCGCTTGCCTCTTTTGCCTTACGAGCGGCCTCTTCACGTGCTTTTTGTTCGGCTTGGGTAACATCCAAAAGCCTGGCAGCTGCCTTGGCCTGATCGAGCAGCGCATTGCCCTCAGGCGTTTGGCCAAGCTTGTCTTTGTCGGCCTGACGCTTGATAGCTCCCAGTTCGGACGGATCCTTAAGCTTGGCGGTCTGGTCATTGAGCGCCTCGATGCGCTTTTGCCATTCTTTGGTCAAGGATGCATTGGGTGGCTGGATCATGTTCAAGCCAACACCCAGTCCCTGCGCACTGGTCTGGGCCTGGAGCATGATGCCGTTGAGCTCGGTCATCTGGGTGCGGGCAGCATGAACGCGATCAACCGTTGCCTGATACTCTGCAGCCAACCCCTGCAGCCGATCCTTGAGTGCCTCGGTCGGCTTGACTGCATCGATCAGCCACTGAGTGGACGTATCAATGTCGATGCCGCCCTTGATACCCCGTCCGAAATTCCCGGCTGCAGCAGCGCGTTGGTAGCTGGACGCCTCGAAGTTCTGCCCGCCTCGATAGTTGCCAGTGGGGCCTTGGGCAATGGCCTGCATGTCGCGGACAATCTCGGCAGCTTTCTGCTGAGCCTGCTTTTGCTCCTGTTCCAGTTTGCTAAGTATTGGACGCTGCTGAGCAGCACCGAGCGCCTCCCATTCCTTTCGCAGGTCAGCAATTGGTTTTTTCAGGTCCACGACCGCATCGCTGGCCTTGGTCGCGTTGTCACGGAACAAGAGAAAGCTTGCGGCAGTGGTCGCAACCATCACGCCTAGCCCGACTGGACCACCGACAAACCCCATCAGCCCACGGGTTGCATTGCCCAGCACCGAGGTCGCACGGGCGTTGGCAATCTGGGCCGCTGTATGTGCCTGTGTCGCCTGCAGGTCAGCCAGCCGAGCCTGGCGCAGCCGGGAAAGCGCTGCAGTATACTGATCGGTGCCTCGAGTCAGCGCGACCTGCGCCCGAGCGGCTGCCACTTCTGCAGCCGCTTTGCGCGCCAGTGTCGATGTAGCGTCGAGCTGAGCACGGGCGCGACCAATCTCGGCAGATTGCGCAGCCCGGGACGCAGCCACCTGCGCAACCATCGATTCCGTGACGCTGGCAATTTTGCGACCGAACACACCGACGGCTGCACCTGCCAGCACCCGGACCAGCGTGTCGATGTTCTCTGACGCGAACATGATGATTTTGACCAGGCCCTGCGTAGTGCCTGTTGCACCGTCCACGTCGCCCACCCAGCGCTGGAATGCATTACCCATCGCTGTCACTGCGGCGCTGACCGGGCTGGGCATCTCCGCGTATTCCTTGCGAAGCAGCTCCAACTGACCAATGAGTGCAGGCACAACCTTCTCGGTCGTCAGCACCCCATCGTTGGCCATGCCTTTGAGCTCGCGCCGCGCCACACCCATGCCGGTCGCCAAGGCCCGCATAATGCGGTCACCGTTTGCGTTCACCGATACGAAGTCGTTGCCGCGCAATACGCCTTGTGCAAGCGCCTGGGCGAACTGGGTGATTACTGAGGATGCCTCGGCCGCATTGGTACCGGATATCTGCAGGCCGAGCGCGATAGCCTCAGTCAGCTTGAGTATGTCTGCCGAGCTGTAGCCGTATTCACGCATGGACGCTGCGGAACGACTGAACAAGACGGCGTTGTCGCGAAATGCGGTACCGGTGAGTTGACTGAGATCGAACAGGACCTTCTGGTTATGCGCGAAGTCTTCGGTTGTGGTCGATGCCTGCTTCAGGCGGGCATTGACCATATTCCAGGCATCGGCCTGGGCCAGCACATTGCCAACGGCCAATGCCCCGGCCATCGCGCTGACATAGGCGCCAACCGAGCTGGCCAACGACGACATGGCAGCACTCTGCGCATTGATCGCCGCCTGTTGCGAACGCCATCCTGCTGTTGCTTGGCGGTTTCCCTCGCTGACGGTACGAAAGTAGTTCTGCCCCATCCGCGACGCACGCGCCATCTCGCGCTGATACGCGCCGGTTTCGGCTGAAACGCTGACGATCAACGAGCGAAGGGTACTGCCAGACATTCACTTTTCTCCAGGCGAAAAAAAACCCGCCGGAGCGGGCTTAATAGACGATTTAACCAATGCTGCTATTCGCCGGAGTGCGGCACGAACTGCAAACAACCCGCGTATTTAGAGCTGAAGAGCGGCCTGAGCGCGCATCTTTTCCTGCAGCTCTGAAACCGATAAAGGAGGATTGGACGTATGCAGCATGGCATGGCAATTCGGGCAGACCGGCACCAGGTCCTTGCGTGCATTAAGCTCGTATTCCTCTCGGATGGTCGCCAGAGGCTTCTTGTGATGGACATGGATGAATTTCTTGCCGATCTCACCGTAAAGCTTCTCGAAATTCATCGTGCACACAGCACAGTCGTAACCGTGCTTGCTTAAACACTCTTCGCGGGCTTTCGCGTTGCGTTCATAAAGATTGACGGTGACCTGTCTGATAGCCCCCTCGATATAGGGCGGACCCGGTGGTAACTCATCCGGAAACACCTTGTCCGCAGGGACTCTTTCACGTCGGGCGTAAGGCGCAATCCCATCAAGACGAGCTCTGGCTTCTGCAATTTCAACGTCCGTAAAAAGCGAAGCAAACTCGGGTCTGACGACCAGAGATTCCATGCTTATATCCACCCGACCTGCATCCACCAGAGCCTGAAAGCCTTTTTGGATCGAATCGTTTTTCCGCTTTTCCAGCGCGGTGCGGGCATAGTTCAAGCCACCGTGTTTCTTCACGCCCCGCAGGAAGTAATTGGCCCAGTAACCAACTTCCGTTCCAGCGTGTTGGTATATGTCCAGCATTTGATGATGAAAATCTTCCTCGACGGACATCCCTTCTCTCCATGACAAGCAACCTGGATCGATAGTAGCGCTTTGACACCTATAGGTGTGCTTTCAGCTGTCATATCGAGCTGCGCTGTAGGAAGGTCGCACGCAGTAATTTCAAGACGTTTCACTCGCGTGTATGAGGAACGCCTTGAAAGCGGACTCACCTACAGTCGCCTCCTCGTCATCGTTAAGTGATGGTAGCTCTGTAGCGCCCCACTGCGGCAACACGTCCAGCGCAGAAACCTTCGCGCCCTGAGATTGAAACGCAGCGGCGGCAATGATGGATGCCTGAACATCCCCCCTCACGTCGCTGATTGGCGACTCGCGATTGAAGGCCATCCATAACAACAATTCTTCCGCGCTCATGCGCTCCCGCAGATCCTGCAAAGTCATGCCCAGGCGGAGGGCCAGAGCCAGCGTGAACGCCAGCTCCGGCTCCTCCTTCAGCCGTTTCCCGCTTCGGCTACAGGGTCTGGGGCACCGGCACCCGCTTCGATGCCGCTCAGCTCGAAAGCTTTTGCCACCAGACGGTCATGCACGGGACTGAATGCTAATGCCACTTCATCGACGTCAGCGTCATCGAAGACTCTGGCGCAGTGCTGATCAAACAGAGTCCTAACCAGAACGAACGCGAAAATGTACGACGAGTTGAACTCGACCGAAGGTTCGTCGGAATCGGGGTTTCCGCCCTCGTCCATCGTGGGACGCGCCGAGAGACCAGCGGCAAGCCGCGCCTCTTCCAGCACTTCCAGTGAGCGGGTGCGGTAGCCGAGCCAATCGCCTGCACTGAGCGCTCGCACCGTGACGCTTGCATCACCCCATTCCGGAACCACAACGGTTTCGTGTTTGAAATTGCGCAACGGATCAAGGGCCAGAGCGCGCAGATCAGAGTTAGCGGACTTTGCTCGCGCCACGGGTGCCTCCTTCTACCGAGCCGATATCGAAAGACACTGAGCCGGTGATGCGCACGTTGAATGTGCCGTTTACAGTTCCATTGGGTGCAGCGTCCCAGGTGAATTGGGTCACCAGGCCTAGAAAGCTGGAGGTGCTGCCGTCCACGAACCCGGCCTTGAAGGCACGCGGTTCACCATCGTCCCGCGCAGTGCGCAGCACGGTCTGGGCTTCGTCATCGGCTTTCCAGTTACCGCTCATGCTGAAGGTGCCGTTGTCCGCCAGGCCGACGGTAAACTCTTTGGCCTCACTGGCAAGGGTGGTGACTTCAATTTCGTCGGATTGACCGCCCTGAAACTGCGGTTGCTTGATCGTTACCGAAAGATCGCTCCATTCAAGACTTTCATCTTTGGGATCGAGCGTCGTCGTTTTGGAAACGCTGAGGGCCGTGCCTTGCGTTTTGACGAACTTGGCTTTGGTTGCTTGGTTGGCCACGGGGCCTCCTATGGTTGCAGCATGAATTCCCAGCTCACCCGGTACAGGCGGGTGTCCGATTCGTAATCGTCAGGTAGCCGTTGGGCATCGCTGACGGAAAAGCCAGGGCCTGGCTCAGCCAAGGCGTTGAACGCCTCAGCCCCCAGCTTGATGGCTTCAAGACGCGTGTTGGCCCAGCAATCGACCTGCAGTGTCGCCGTCTGCGAACCGTCCCAGCCGGACAGCACCCAGCCGGTGACGGTCCCGGCCGACAGCCAGGTAATTCGGGGAATGTCTGCATCAGGTGGCGCAATGTCAGGAAACACGCGCCCGCCTGCCAGCGCGCCGAGGCGTGCAGCAATCTGTGTTTCGATCATGAATTACCTGCGAATGGCGTTATCGATAGCGCTGGCCAGCGCGGTACGCACCGCACCTTCAATCTGCGGCAGGTTGCCGTCCCATGTGGGACGTATGAACGGACGTGCCCGCATTTTCGAAGTGCCCAGCTCCAGAAACTTCCAGTAGAACGGCGAAGCGTATTCGACATTCAGGCGCTTGCCTGGGCGGCTTCCGCGCTTGAGTGCTCGCGTTGTTTTGCCCGTCGGACGTCTGACGCGGATACCCGCCGTTGCCCCGCCCGGTGCATCACTTTGGCGGGCACGGGTCGCGACGATGTTTTTCTGCAGCTTACGGGTCCGGACAGGTGCCGCCTGCCGAGCCTTGTCACGGGCGAGCCGCGCACCGGCCACCACGGCTTTTTGCATGACCTTGTCACCAGTAGCCTTGGACAGGCGCTCAAAATCAGATGCCAAGTCATCCAGGCCTATGACATTCATGGAGATCTCAGGCATCAGGTTTCACCGTTTTGCACATCAGTTGTTGCCGGTTGAGCGTCTGGCTGAAGAGCGGAGCCTCTATCTCATACAGGCTGTCCCGGTATCCGATTCGCATACCTGCTGTAACCTTCATCGGGCGCGACCAGATCTCGGCGGTGATTTGCGCATTTTCTTGCGCTGCAGACAGCCACACACGACCGCTGACCGCGTTGATGTCACCCCAAAACTTGCGTACTTCGACCCATACGTCCTGCCATCCACCCAGCTCATCGCGCACCCGCTCGTTCCGATACAGCGTGCAGCGATGCCTCAGCTTGCCTGCACGCATATCAAAACCTCGGCGGAACCGTGATGTCGGCGAGCAATGAGTCGAGAAATGAGCCCGGCAGCTTGGCAAGGCTCACTCCAGCAACCAGTGTTTCGCGTTGCTCGTGAGCAGTGGCGGCATGCATCAGCAGCCACAAACGCACACCGGGATACAACTCAAGGTCGGTGCCAGCGCGATACCTGATCAACAGATCACCCGCCGGGCGACCCATCGGGAAAAACAGACGCGTTTCACACCCGTCCTGCTGCAGGCGGGTTTGAACATCCAGTACCTGTCTGGCACCGTCTGCTGTTACGCCTGCGACGTCGATAATCTCATTGGCCTGCCCTATGTCCAGAACATGGCCAGAGGCAAAACCGGCTGGCCAGATCTCTTCATATTCAGCTGCGCGAACAGCCGCACCGGACAGCGCTTCGGCCTGCTGAGTGACGCCGGGAATGATGACCTGCTCGATCAGTTCAACCTGCAGGTCCTCGGTGTCCAGACGACACTGACGGGCCACCTCCTCCAGGGTCAAAACCGGATCACCGGTGTATGCGATCCGTCGGGCCATGGTCAGGGTTTCTCGTCAGTGTCAGGTTTGTCGACCGGATCTGACTTGGTTTCGTCGCTGGGTTTCGGAGCAGGTTTTGATGCCTTGCGAGATTTTTTACCGGCTTCGGCTGCATAGCCGCTTTCCACCAGCGCATCTGCAGTGCCTTGCGGGAAACCTGCAGTTTCTCCGGCAGCGTAGCCACGCCAGTTCTTGGTGAAGGTCACGATTTGCTTGGACATTTTGATTTCCAGAATTCAAATACAAAAAGGCCCGGCGAACCGAGCCTGCTCATGGCACGACTTACAGGCCATAGCCCCAGACGACCTGCGTCAGGACCGCGATGGACTCCACATGGCGAGGGCCAAAGTCGTGCTTGGCGATGACTCGTACCAATGTCTGATCACGCTGGAAAGCGCTGACGACATTGCCGTTGTTATCCTTGTAAGTGGCTTCTTTACTGAAATCGATAACCATGGCGTCGTCTTCGCCGATGAAGCAATCACCGAAGTCCGCGAAGTAGATTTCCGATTCGTTGCCATCTTCGCCCAGGTTAGTCGGCACCTGCGTAGTAGTCGCTACGGGGAAGCCTTTCAAGAGATTTATGTCCAGCTCGGGATAGGCTTTATTGCCGTTGCCGTCGCGTAGCGCACTCAGCCAGCGCTTGGTGCGCGGCGCCATGATGAATCCCGGCATGATCACGCCGGAATTGGCTTCCTCCAGGCGCAGAATCACCGACGACAGCGCCATGTCAACGATCTGCAGCTCCTTGTCGGGTGGGCAGACGATCACGTTGAACGCCGGTGCCCAGAAACGCAGGCCTTTGGGCAGGTTGCCGGTGCCTGCACCGCGAATGAACGACAAGTCCTCTGCCGCTCCGACCGAGGCGGTCAGGTCATTAACAACCAACCGATCCACGTTCGGGTTTGTACCTGCATAGCTCAACAAGTCGTTGCTGATGGGCACCAGTGCCGCGAGTTTTTTGGACGACAGCTTGAGGTCGTCGAACTGCAGATCAGTCGCTGGCATGTCCTCGTCACTGCCAATGTAGCCGACCACCGCGCCGCCCTTGATACGCGGCACCGTGAGGTTGCCGTTCACCAGCGGCAGCGATACGGCTCCCAGTTTGCGGACCACCGACCTGGGCCGCAGCAACTCAATCACTTCGCTGGAAAAGCTCTGCGGCACCAGCACACCACCCGCACCCGGCGTCACCGTGCTCAACGCCATGGCGATTTCAGGGTTGCACCCCGCGTCCTGCGCCATTTTGGCCGCTGCGTGCTGGTCACCACGCGTCGCCGCGAGGACGCGGACCATCTGCGCCATGTTCGCGCCCGGCACTGGCCTGGGCGTGAACGGCCCGCTGATTGAGGAAGGCGGGCTGTTGATGCCCTGAGCGCTTTCGTCCACCGGGACTGCGCTCGCGCTGGCCATGCGCTCGGCGGATTCGGCACGGCTGAGCTTATCGGTCAGCGCGGTGAATTGAATACTGAGCTGTTCGAACTGAGCCAGTTGTTCGGCGGTGAGCGAGCTGCCATCCGCTTCGATGCGAGCCAATGCCTGGATCTGCTCGTTGAGTTGCGCGCGTTCGCTGCGCAATTGTGTCACTAACGACATGCTGCCTCCTGGGCAAAAAAAAACCGCCACTTGGGCGGTTGGATGGTGTGGCCGCGAACGCGGTCAGAGTTGTGCGGCGAGTGCGACGGCCGAGGCCTGAACGCTAATGCGCTGTCGCACTCGGTCAGTAGCGAGCAGCTGCTGCCGACTCGTTGAAACGGCACGGGCAAGCTCATCAACTGCCTGTTGCGGTGACTGGAGCCGGTCAGCCAGCCCCATCTCGATAGCCTTGCTCCCTCGATAACAGGCCGCCTGAGTGGCGACGATTTCGCTGGCAGCGCGGCCTCTGTAAGCAGCAACCCGCGCGGTGAACAAGACATAGCTCTCCTGCACGATTTCACTGAGCACCTGCATCGACTGCTCGCTGATCGGCTCGTGCGGGCTGAGGTCGTTCTTGTGATCGCCAGCGAACACGGTGGTGACCTTGACGCCCATGTTCTCGGCCATCTTTGAGCGGTCCATGTGGCTGGCAATCACGCCGATGGAACCCACGCCCGAGGTCTGGCTGACCACCACTTCCGTGCAGGCAGAAGCCAGCAGGTAGCCGCCTGAATAGGCCATGAAGTTGACCAGACCGGTGATCGGCTTGATGAGGCTGGCAGCGCGGATGTCTTCGGCCAGCTCGAAGGCCCCGACCGCGCTGCCGCCGGGGCTGTCGATATCGAGCACAATGCGCTCGACCAGCGGATCGCTGATGGCCCGGTTGAGCTGGCTGCGCAGGTCTTCGTAACTGGTCATGATTTCGCACGCGGCCAGATGGCTGCCCCGGCTGACCAGCACACCGCTCACCGGGATGACGTCGATGCCGGTCTGCAGGATCGACTGACGGCGGCGATCCTGTTCGAGGCTTTCCTGATGCTCGCGGTCATCGTCATCGAACATCAACCGGGGTCCCGCAGCCCCCATGTGGAGATTGGTGATGTTCAGGCTCATGGTCTGGTTGGCCCAGCGCACAGCCAGGTCGAGCATGTCAGGTGTAGTCAGCAACGGCTGATTGAACAGCAGGCTGGCAGCACGCAGGTGTTGTTTCATGCGGCAAGCATCCTGAGGATATCGTCGCGCTGCTGCTCCAGCTGGGCGCGGACGTCTGGGTTTTTCGGGTCGGGCAGCCCGTGGGCCACGTCGGTCATGTTGAGCGGTTGCAGGTAGCTGTCGCCGTTGGCCACGGGAGGCATGTTTTCCAGGCGGCGGATGTCGTTGATCGACAGCCAGCCCCATTGCCGCCCGACGGCGTAGGCGTCGTAACGACTTTTCTGGTCGCCGCGCAGCAGCCCGGACAGGTTGAACTCGATGAAGTAGTCCTTGCGCTCTGCAGGCCGCAGAAAATCACGCATCATCGCCTGCTCGTGACGCTTGACCCACGGCATAAGGGCAAAGATCACGTACTGGATCAGTAATTGCTCAAGGCTGTTGTAGCTGGCCTTTTCCAGGTCGTTAACCATGTGCGGCGGGATTTTGTAGATCCGCGCTATATCCAGGCCGGTCGCCTTCAGGATGCCCAGCAGCTCGGAATCGACGTTGCTCATCGACACCGGCTTGAAGGTCATGCCTTCCTGCAGCATGGCAACTTTCTTCGCGTTATCGATCCCGGCGAACTTCTCTCCCCATTGATCAAGGATCCGATCAATGCTGGCCCGGTCCTTGATCGGCGGCGACTCACGTGGTCGCTCGATCACCCCGCTGACAGCAGTGCCGTTGGCAAACGACTTGCCCGTGTACTGCCGCACTGCCTGGGCCAGCCCGACAGCGTCGGCATGCAGCTCGATGGGCGACAGGCCGGTGTAGTGGTTCTTTGTGTGCCAGCGCACGTGATGGATCAGCCGCATGGGCAACGGATCCTGCCCACCTATGCGATAACAGGGCAGCATGTCTGCGCCCTTGAGCACCACCATGCGGTCGTTGTGCAGCGGGTACAGCGCTTTCACCGAACCGTCGTCATTGCGCTCGATGAAGCTGTACGCGTTACCCCGCACACCGACCGCCAGCTGACTGTATTCCCGATATTCGTAAGGGGTTTGCCATGGGTTGGGCTGATAGCGCAGCACGTCATAGAGCGGATGATGAATGGCTTGCTCGCGCTTGCCCTCGCCAAGACGCCGGTACAGTTCCAGCGGCAGTTGCGCCACGCTCTCCGCGAGCAACGTCACGCAGTTCTGGAACACGGTCAGTGCCATGGCGCTATCCGGCGTTACGCTGACACCCGCGCTGGACCGGCTCGATCCGATCAGGCTCTGCCAGAAACCTGACGAGCCGTCCGAAATCACGCCGTCGCCGGGGCCGAGCTGTTTGCTGAAGAACATGGTCAACCGCTCCCTGAAGCGTGCTTACGCGGTGAACGGGCCGCTGCCCGGTCAGCCAGCAATGACCAGCCGAGCAAACCGAATCCAGCCACAATCAAGGCTGTCGGTGTGTGGATCAGGGCCACCCCGCCGATCAGCAGGCCGAAGCCCAGCAAACCGGCGAGCCAGGCCGCCCAAGCGATGAGATTCATATGCCTGCTCCTTCGTCGTAAATGGATGTGCCGCCGGTGACCTTTCCTGATCCGCTGATGCCGGTGGCCATGATTGCCGCCACGACGCCATCGATGCGGCCGGTGGCCTTCGCCTTGTCTGCCTTGCGGTTGTTCGCCCCATCAGCCGTGATCACCGCGTTGCCAGCGCACCAGGTCATGACCGGGTTGCAGTCGTGACGCAGGGTCTCGACGGTTTCTGTGGTGACCTGCTCACCGGCATCGGGATCAGCGGCAGCCTTGATGCCCAACAACCGCCGTTCAAACTCGTCCACGGCTGGCCCCATCGATTGGAAACCCTGACCGAACTTCACCAGCGGCGGCAAGGTTACGCCGTGTTCGTCCATCAACTGCATGAGGTCTTCGATGCGCCAACGGTCGAACGCGATGCTGCGCACGTCGAAGTAATCGCAGATGGTCTGCATACGACGCAGCACATGCAGTTTGCTGATCGCCCTGCCTGGCGTGGTTTCCAGATCACGCGAACTGATCCACACCGAGTACGGCACCTTGTCCCGTCGCTCGCGCTCGTCGAGCTGGAAATCCGGAATCCAGAAGTACGGCAGCAGTCGCCAGTGCGGATCCTCGTAGGTCGGGTAGAACAGCAGCACGAAGGCCGTGAGGTCGGTGGTACTCGACAGGTCCAGCCCGCCGACGCTGGGCCTGTTGCGCAGCATCGACATCGGGACGCGCTCACCCGCTTCGCTCCAGATGTCCCACGAAATCCACGGCGACGTCGCTTGCGTCCACTCGCAGAAATTCAGGCGGCGCGTGGTTGCTTCCTTGCTGGGCATACCGCGTGCATCTTCGACCTGTTCACGCAGGTACTGCCGACCGGGAATGCCGTCGGTCTGCCCTTCCTGGATGAAGTCGAGGCTGGGATTGACCTTCGCCCAGCAGGCTTCGTCCTTGAACGGATCGTCACCCTTGTCCAGGCTGCAGATGAAGGCGAAAAACGAGTCGTTCTCGATCTCCCCTTTGCATACCCGCACGCCCATTTCGTGGTGCGCCCAGCAAACGGTGTTCTTGTCCGAGCCGCTGTTGGTGATCATCACGATCAGGGCCTGACGACGGCTTTTTGTGCCCGCCCGGACCATGTTCACCACCGTGTCGTTGCGGTGTTCGTGGATCTCGTCCAGCAACGCAACGTGCGGTCGCGGGCCGGACTGGCCTTCGTCGGCGCTGATCGGCTTGAAGAACGAGTCCGTGTTGGAATAGAACAGATTCCAGATCTTCTCGTTGCGGCCAGACATCTCGATGCGGTCGGTCAGCGATGGCGACTGTTTGACCATGGCGACGGCATCGCGGAACAGCACCATCGCCTGATCACGCTTCGTTGCGGCGGCGTATACCTCTGCGCGGGATTCGTTGTCGGCCACCAGCCCCAACAGACCGATACCCGCCGCCAAAGGGCTTTTGCCGGAGCCTTTGGCCGTTTCGATGAAGGCGGTACGAAACCTTCGGTAGCCGTCCTCTCGCTTCCAGCCGAAAAGGCTGCCGACGACGAAGCTCTGCCACGGCGCGAGCACAAACGGTTTGCCTTCGAACTCGCCGCCGTTCAGGCACAACACGTCCTCGAAAAAACCGATGGCGAATTGCGCCGCGGCCAGATCCCACCGAAGACCGCGCTTCGGACCTTGCCGCAGATCTCGCAGATGGCGGCGTGCTGCGCGCCTGACGTCCGGGCCTGCCACCAGTTGCTTGCTGACCACCGCACGGGCGAACTCTGTCGCCCGGTCTTCATCAACTGAAGTACTTGGCGGCGGCGTCTCGTGGCTCATTCGGGATCAATTCACGTTGGGGCGATGTCAGCCTCAACGCACGGCGTGCCAGAGGCGTGAAGCCGAACTGGCGACCGGCTTCATCGGCACGGCGTTGGGCGTCGTTGCGCAGCTTGCGCCAGATCGACATGTCGGTTGCGCCCGACTTGTAAGTCTGGACGTCCCCGGTATTGGCTTTCGTCAGGTTGTTGTTCAGTTCCTGGATCATGCGGGTGAACTTGCGGTATTCGACTGCGGCCTCGCAGTACTGAGCGATGGCCTGGCCGTCCAATCGCGACACCAGTCCAAGCGTGATCAGGTCGGGAATCAGCTCGTCCCACTCTTTCAGCGCTTCCTCGCTGAGCCAATCTGGCCGTGATGGTGCTTCGACCGGCAGCACAGGTTGCTGAACCTCATCCAGCAGTTCCTTGACATTGCGCTTGCTGGGATTGCCGCTCAGTAGATGGACAATCGCGGGCTTGGGCGGTCGGCCTGAATTTCCGTTGCCGGCCATATATTTCCCTCATGTTTGCGTATGTTCAGGCCTCCACCATTCAAGGGGCCACCCCCCATTTTTCCCGCTTATTGCGAGCGGTGAGGGGGACTCGGTCTAGGCGAAATCGAGGCATTACTTTTCCCCCCCCCCCCCGCAAAATGGTTGCTTTTGGGCAGTCCGACCGGCCCGCGCTGTCAGGCGTTCCAGTGGTGTCTGGGGTCGACTGGCCTGCCTGAAGCATCGCAGCCAACCTCGCGCCCAGACTTCTCCAGGCGCTGCTTGTAGGCGTTGTGGCAGTTGCCACACAGGGCCTGCCAGTTGCTGCGATCCCAGAACAACACCATGTCGCCCTTGTGCGGCGTGATGTGGTCAACCACTGCTGCAGGCTCGGCGAGCCCTTGCTGGTAACAGCGCTTGCAAAGTGGATGCTTGCGCAGAAACCCGGCGCGGGCTTGCTGCCAGCGATAGCCGTATGGGCTGGGTTGTTTGAATAGCTTTGCAGTTACATGCATGATGCGGCGCTCGATCAATCAACTGTAAAGGGACGTTCATGGCCGATTCAGCTTCAGGCATGTCGAAAGCGCTTGCCACAACCACATCATTTATCGAAAAAGCAGTGGAGATGAGGCACTTCATGCTTCTCATCTCGTTCATATTGGCGCTCGACTCGTGCCTAGTGATTTTCTATCACAAGAATTTGCTCGGAGCTTTTTCAAAGCTTGATGCGCCAGAGGTAAGTGGTGGTAATGCGCTCGTATTTTTGGGCTTGTTCGCTTTCTTGATGACGCTGCTCTTCCCTGCTTTGAGGCATATGCTTTTGGTCATTCCAACGTATATCTCAATCAGATGGCCAAACAGAAATCATCAGCAGCGAGATCCAGATCTACGTTGGACATCCATCGTGCGGAAGAAGGCTTTGATCGAAAGGGATAAGGTCATGCTTGAGATTCTTGAGAAGAAACAGGCCGCGCATGATGAAGAAATGATCAACATGAATATTGGTTTCGCCATGGCCATGTTGCTAGCTCTCAACTTCCTAGTGTTAGGCGACAATCAGACAATCACACTCAGCCAGACGGCCGCTTTTCTTCATGACACCTTGACCGGCTTTTGGGTTAGCGTACTGGTTAAGTTTTGCTTGGGAGGAGTTGTAATATTCTGCGTACTGCTCGTGTTTCAGTCCCTCACCCCCAACGCTGATGGAGACAGAATTTATCTTCCCGAAAGCGATGAAGAGTGCAAAGCACGCTTGGAAGAAGAGGCTAAACGGCCGGATAAGTAAGACCAGTGCTTTGGCGGCCTGAATATCCAATTCAGGCCTGCACCAAAGATCAAGCCCCCGTACGCTCCAAACCCAGCCGCCGAGCCGCCCATCGCTCATACAACCCAATCGCCACATCCGCCCCCGCCATCGCGGTCAGGCAACCCACCGCCCCAGCCGTCCACATCGAAACCTCCGCCGCGTACAGCAGCATCATGCTCGACAGCCCGCAGACAACACAGGCGCCGGACCTTAGGGCCAGACGGCGCAACAGTGACCAGCCACGCAGCCCCTCCTTGTCGGCCCGCCACATCTCACCGGACACGCCGCCAACCAACGCCAGCGTGATCACCAGCCAGATTGGCATCTCAGCCAGTGTTTGTTGTCCGTCCGCCATGTGCCCCCCATAAACGCAAAAACCCGGCGCGATGGCCGGGTTTGGTATGTGTGGTGTGAGCCGCTTTCTGCGTTCGCACCTATCGAAGATGACTACTTTTTACAGGTGGATTCCGGTGGCAGCAAGCCTGTTTTGCTGCCATGCGTGAATATGTGGTTTATGCAGCACCAACGCCCCGGCAATGTCGGCGAATACAACAAAACGGCTATTCGATTTTAAATCACGATTCCCCTGTCCCAAAGGGCTTGATTGGAGTGGGACGCCTGAGAGCGACGTAAATCAAGGCCTCGCCCCACTGTCCTACTTATTTACTAACTTTCTCGTGTATATAAGTAAATAAAAACACGCGTGCGCGTATCGCGCGCGTACACATGCCCGCTACGCTCACACACGCGGGAGTGAAAAAAAGCAGGACGGTGGGACAAGCCAGAAAACACAAGGCCCGCGCTTGCCCAAAGCTACCCAAGGGCAGCGAGACAAGGCGGGCCAACAGAATGTATCGTTGAATCAAGCGGCCTTCCGCATCAGTAAACCTGCAATGCGCTCATGCGCAAGATGAAGCCGTTTGTAGTAAGTATCTCTGCCGCAACCGCAATGGGTGTATTTCTGCGACTGGAAGCTGTCGTGGTTACAGTACTGTTCTCGCACGACAACCGAAAGCTCCGGTGACAAATGCTTGTTGATGATCAACTCAATATCAGCCGACTCATCAAGCAGCACCCGACTACCTCGCGTTCCCCGTATCAACTCGCCTTTGCACTCTATGAGCATCGCGATCATGTTGCCACCACCAACCGTGCCAGGCGGCGATGGAGAGTGTAAATCTTCAGCCCAAAGTTTCAACATCTCATCGATTCTTTTAATCATCGAAGCACGGCTCCTCGAACACTTCGCGCACCAAAGGCCCTGCTCCGCCCCATCCTTGCGGTTTCTTATAGGCCCATGGCCGCTGACCACTTTTCGCCAAGGCGGCCAGCCTGACACGCCGCCATCCCAAACGATGCATGATCGCTCCCACTCGCATTTGTTCGGGCTTGCCCCAATGACCGAAATCCAGCTTCAGCGCCTGGGCCAACACCTCGCTGCCTTTAGTCGTCTCACCGATCTGTGACTCTTCCAGCCAGGTCAAGATCGGGCCCTCCCACTCATCCACAACAAAGCGCTCGTCCTGCGCCTCCGCAAACATCCCTGACTCTTCGCGGTCAACCCACCAGATATCTCCGGACAGGTAGCAAAACATCGCTTCGGCCCACAGTTGATCACGAATTACACGCAGCTTTTCAGTGTCGACCTTTGTGCATGCGACAGGCCAGTAGCGCCGGTTGCCGGTTGCGTCTTTGAGGTATTCGTCCTGATTGGTCGTACCTACGAACACACACTGGCGTGGCACGTCAGCTGTTCTGCGTCCGTAGCTTTCGCGATAGGTGTCAGTGGATGCTGAGAAAAACTGCTTGGCCTTTGTCGACTCGGCCTTGTTAAAGCTATCCAGCTCGCCGAGCTCGACAATCCACTTGCCTCTTATTGCCTGAAATCCGTCTTTGTCGCCCAGTGCGAAAGGCGTGTCCATGAACCACGGACCGCCAAGAATACTCATAGCTGTAGACTTACCCGCGCCTTGGGCACCCTCAAGAATCAGCACCGAGTCAGCCTTGCAACCTGGCTTCATGACACGGGCTACCGCCGAGATCATCCAGCGTTTTGCGACTCTGGTTGCATACTCACTGCGTACGACACCCATGATATCGATCAACCAGTTCGCGAGTCGTGGCACTCGATCCCACTCCAGCCCATGCAGGTAATCACGCACCGGGTGAAAAGCATTGTCATGCGCTACCACGCTCACCGCCTCGAACACGTGTGATGCCTTCACCCTAAAGTTGTACTGCTGGGCCAGCCATTTCATAACACGTGTGTCGTCGATATCAGTCCACTCGCCTGTCTCACCGCCATAGGGTGCGGCCCGTAACTTGACGATCTTCGAGCTGAACGCGCTGTAGCTGATGACACCTCTCCAGCGCTCGTCGTTACCCAGGATCAGCTCTACGTTGGACATATGAGCGATCAACGCACCGTTCTCGTTTCGAGCTAATTGGTCACGCCAGCCGCCCGCAGCAGGGGGCTTGATCAGCACACGAACCTGACGACGAACAGCCTCGAGTCCCTCGGCACAGTGAAGGTCGTTGAAGTCGGTCCACTTATCATGGCGCTCGCCTGAAAAGACTGGGGCGACTACCTCCCCACCAACGACCACCGCCGCATCGCACGCCTTTTCCTCACCCGGATTCCAAGGTTCCCCATTCGGGCGTTTCGTTTTCCAGTCATCGTCACGGCAAATGATCAGAGGCCTTCCGGGGAACCGGTCGCGCATGGCCTTGGCAACTTCGCACAGATTCCCAGCGTCAAAGGCGACAGCAACTGTCGCAGAAGTAGCCATATGCAAACTTGCGCCAGTGGCATACCCCTCACAGATCAGCACCGGCTCTCCCGGCTCAGGGTGAGGCCCGATCAGGTGGAAGGCCCCCTGTTTGGACATGCCATAAGGCCAATAGGATTTGTCGCGACCTGTTTTCTCCTGCTGAACGGGAAAGATCACCTGCAGGCCAACAATCTGGTCTCGAACATTTCTCATCGGCACCAAAACCGCTCCCGTACGCGGAGCGTATCGAACGCCGAAGCCGATAATTTGCTTTCGATCCAGATAGTCACTTTTACCTTTCTCAGGCATGCGCTGGAATAACGCAGCAGCGCGGGTGGCAGCGCGGCGCGCAGCATTAGCCGCCACCTGGGCCGCCTTGCGCTTGGCCTCTTCCTGTCTGGCGCGCATGACTTCACGCTCGTCCGCACTCAACTGCCCAGGTTTGACCTTGATCTTGCGCGACTCACCAGATCGCCAGTCACCGAAGCTACCAAAGATCAGCGTCTTACCCTTGGCCGTAACGTACTCATGTACGACGTACCATCCGTTCTTTTCCTTGCCTTTGTCCTGCTGGGTTTTGCAACGAGTCAGCGAGCCAAAAATCAAGGGCTGCTCAGGCTCAAGCCCATAATCCGCAAACTGATTAAGCACATCATCGAGCATGCTGAAGCCTCCTCAGCTCATCGAACGACTGGCATTCGAAGCACTGGGTACAGCCTGGCACCGCCAGTCGGCGTCCATCCGGAATGGCGCCGTCGCACGACTCACAGAACAGCAATGAATGCCCAGGAACAACCGCACGAGCAGACAAGGCAGCAAGTGCACGATCAATCCGTTCCTGGACGAGGTCATTTGCAAAATCGGCAGCATCAGCCACGGGCCACCCCCTTCGTCGTCTGGTTGACGTAGGTGGCACGGTTGAACATCCCGAGCAGGCCCTGAATGCAGCGGAAGATCTGGAAGCGTATCTCTGCAAGCTCACGGTCGGAGACACGGCCATCACCAATGAGCTCTGCCCAGGTTTCAGACAGATCCGCGACTTGATGAAAGTACTTGGCGATGCCGACCGTAAGGGTCTCCGGCATGTCATCGGTGTAAGCGTCAGCCAGGTCCTGCCAGATGGTGTCCCCCACCAACGCATGAACGGCATCAAGAATTCGACGATCTTTCGTCAGCTCCAGGATCTCGCAGAACTCCTGGATGTTGACGATGTGGCTAGGGTGCGTCGGCGAGAGTTTGTGCTGCAGCGTACTCTGGCTTCGGCCTGTGGTGGCGGCGATTGCAGCAGCTCCGCCGGGGTATTCCCGTGCGGCGTGATAGAGCGCCAGATCGAGAGGCAAAACCTCACGTTTGGCGTGTTCGATAGGTACTGCGGTGCGGCTCATGGCATTGATCCCTGAAAGATGCCAGTGCCACGCGACCCCGAGTGGTGGTAAATTTGTCGCGTGGCTTGGAGAGGCCCAAAAAGCCGGTCAGATCCTCAAGATCGAAACCGGCACCGTGCCGAGGCGACCGATCCGTCGTTCACCTGTGGCGCAACAGCTGCTCAATCTGTGGTGGAGAAGGCAGCAACTCCAAGGCATCCGTGCCTTGAACAAAGCGCGATGAAGGTAGGTGGCTTTGCATATGGTGTGCCCGCCTACGTTTATCGCGTCCCAACAGCGCTGTGGTGGTGCGTGTTGGGTGGAACTGGGCGGCCTTTGGGTCGCCTTTTTCTTTCACGTCCATCAGGAAGGGATTCCGTCACACCATAATGTTCGAGAACTTCGGCGAGACTCACACACCCATCGCTTTCCCGAAACAACGCTTTGATCAACGAGACGCTAGGATCCTTGGTGGCATACCTCACATGGATGCGGAGATAACTGACAGATATTCGACAGCGCAAGGCATAGGTTTCCAACGCAGTTGCACTCAAGCTGCTGATGTAATTTTTGAGCTTCATGTCATGCTCCTGTCCTTAGGTGAACCTAAAAATAACCTATTGGGTAATCTATTGCAATACCCATAAGGAAATTCACCTTCAGGGTTAAGACACCCACAATAGATTCATGAAAATATCAGAAACCAGATTGCAGAATTTCCGCAGAGTGCTGGCGGACAAAAAACTCAGGCTCGTTGACGTCGCTGACGCGCTCGGCAAGGCGCCCGCTCAAGTCAGTTCATTTGGAGGCAAAAATCCTACAAAAGGTATAGGAGATCAGATAGCAAGGGAGTTTGAGAAGGCTTTTGGGTTGCATAGGGGTTACCTCGACATGCCACATGGCGTGGGAGAGTTGAACACCACCACTGTGCTAAGTCATACGGGCAGGAGGCTGCCTGTTATTACTCCTAACATGGCTGTCGAGTGGCATGATTCAGGGCGTCTGGCTGACACCCGTGATGTTTGCGAATGGATTGAAGCTCCAGGCCCAGTGGGCGCTCAAGCGTTCGTTCTCGTTGTGGAAGGGATAAGCATGGAGCCTAAATTATCAAACGGAGATAAGGTCGTTATCGATCCCGCGCTGGAGGCCTTACCTGGTCAAATTATAGCTTTGATGAGGACTCAAGACAAAGCCGTAATATTGAGACAGCTCATGATGGAAGGAAACGAACAGTATCTACTAGCGCTCAACCCAAATTGGCCAGAGCGCATTTTGAAGATGACAAATGACTGGAGTATCTGCGGAAGAGCAAGGTGGAAAATTTCCGATCTTTAATTCGTTTCTCCTACCAAGCTTTCAATATCCACATTGTGGATAGTTGTTTTAACTCTTAACGACAGGAAATGCGTCTTCAGCAATTGTTTTTGAAGCCTTTGGATTTCAGGTGAAGAAAGCGGCGACCTAGTACATACTATATAGCCAAACCTTTTACTCGGCTTTTTACTTAGCGCATCTGCTGAAGCACAAATTTGTTTAACACCCTCACCGACATCCGCACCTTTTAATTCGATAAAAATTTCAGTGCCTGACTCTTCATCTATTAAGAGCCAATCACACCTCTTACCGGCCACCACCATACAACCATCAACCTTGACTCTAACCAACCGCCGTCTCGTAGCGTTTCTTACGTTAAGAACTGAGCGGCGCTCCTCAAATTTTTCGATTGAATTGCTTGTCGACACTGAGCAATGGTCTGTCATCAGATAAGATCCATGTTCATTCGATCTTGTGCTACAGCTTCGATCTCAAGAAGCTTCTCGAATCTTGAAGCAAAATATTCAGAAACACCATCAATAGCGTGCGCCTGAATAAGGCTATATTCAGTATCAAGTATAGAAGTTACGCCACCTTCATTAACAGCATATGCAGCCAGATCATCAAACTCTATGAGCTGATCTTTTGGGACAATCTTATAAATTTCTAGAAGTTCTTTTTCGTTTGCAACTGATGCAGCGTTTCTGGCCTGAACAAGGTTGTTTAGCGCGGTAAGTATGTAAGGGCTATGTGTCGTGATAACAAACACTCCGTCGTTCCCTGGGGCATTGTAAGCCGCCGCAATCAGCGAGACTACCTGCCCTTGGGCGAAAGGAAATAGATGAGCTTCAGGCTCTTCGATTACGAAGCTTCGGGTGTAGGCTGCAGAGGATAGATAAGGCCAAATAGATAACACAATGGCCATTGGCAAAGCTTCTTGCTGTCCAGAACTAGCATGTGAAAGATTAACTCGACCACGCGCACCTACAATCCAGTCCTCGCCTTTTAGATGCTCATGAGAACCACACAATAAATCCTCAACTATCTTATCTACACCTTTGGGCCGAGTCCTAGCAGCTTGCCTAGTAATGCCCCCAGTACGAGTATTCTCGTATATAGCTCCAAACTCTTTAATAAAGTAATCAATTGGTATACTTGACGCAATAAAAGAGAACAGACTTTTCTGAAGGTTAGCAAAAAAAGAACGGCCAGCAGGTACATATATTGTCTGCTCGAGCTTATCTCTTAACAAGCTCGAAGCTATTGCTTGGTGAACATAGCTTATCGCGACAGGCCCCCTGGCTATGCTGCCACCAGCTCGCAAGCTAGTATCAAATTCTGACCGAACCGTCTTCCTAGCAGCGACAAGTGCTTTACCTATGCTTGATGTGTAAGTTACAGAAAACTTAAATCTAAAACCAACTTTTTCATTTTCTATTAAAATTTTATAGCTTGGAGTGTCATACACAATGAGGAAGGCTTTACCCTCCCAAGCGTAAGGTGGAAATATTCTTTCAAAACGATCTTTAGCACTTGAATCAAACTGCCGCTTAGTACGCTCCTCGATCGCACTCTCTAAAATACCAAGTGGAAACTCCTTAAAATAGTATACCAACTTAGATAATATACTTTTACCTTGCGCTTGGGGACCTATGAAGATGTTTATCCGCTTTAGTTCTAATGTTGCTTTTTTGATCGAAAGGAAATTACTTACACTCAACCGCTCCAATTTCTACCCCTCCGTTTGTAGATAAAGTAAGAAGATTAGGGACTACCATGCCTCATAGCAATAGCTTTTTGACATTGCGGAATCGGTACAGGCTCGGAGTGAGAATACCTTTAAGGTTATTATTTGGTTGACAAGCAAACCCTGAAGGTTATTATTGATTCACTCTCCACCACAGAGCGAATTACATACATGCACACCACAGCAACGCTGCACGTCCACCCAAGGGTCCGAGACCCTATCCGCGTCTTTGAAGTGCGCCACCAGGCCATGATGGCTGGCTGCGCCTTCGTGGTCAGCAAGCCAAAGCTACAAAGAATACGCCCCCCCGCACCTTTTGATCCGAATGACGGAGGACGTGCGGCATGAGCAAGCTCAAACTGGATGCCAACACCTTGGCTTTGCTCAAGGCTCAGGTCAGATTGACCGAAACCTTCAATCACACAATACGTTCGTTGCGAGGAGACTCCGTCCCATTCCGCCTGAACGTCGAGCGCACCTCAGATGAGACTCGGTTCATTGTTGCCATGGGTGGGCAGCGAGACTCTTTGACCCTGCCAAACACCAAGGCAATGCACCTTAAATTGGCGGCTTTCATTGAGGAGATTGCCAACGGCCAAGCCATATCAAACCTGCAGTCGAGCCTAGAGGCTTTGCGGCGGCCTGGTACAGGTCCAAACAACCTCGACGAGCAGACGAGCCAGAAGATCTTCAATCTCGTGCGCAGAGGTGGATCTCACATCCTGGATGTTGGCCTTGAGCTGCCGATACACGTCGCCATGCACCGCAACAGAACTCGCAGTGCTGTGACAACCGTGATGAGCATCGGCGTGAAACGCCCCCGCACCAAGTGCTTCACAGTGGCGGGAACCGATGCAGAGATTTACAAGCAAATCATCGAGTCCATCAACCACCTGATCAGCGTTGCGAGTCCTGCAGCGCACGCGGCATAGGGGGGAGCATGGAACGAACTCTTGCCCAGGCCGCACGACAGCTTGGCATCAGCCGCCCGAAGCTGATCGCCATAATGCGTGACAAGGCCTTGCTCAATGAGCGCAACCTGCCCGCCTACCCTACCCGCGACCGCGAATACCTTCGGATTAGGGACAGCAACTGGTTTCACCACCAGCTCGGCATGCAGTACAGCCAATCGACCCGAGTGAAACAGCCCGGCATTCGATGGTTGGCCGATCAGTTGGGCCTGCAACTGCCGGACATACCGGCAGACAGCCGTGACGTGGCCTAGGGAATACGCTCGCCAGATCATTGCCATGCGCACACGCGAGGAGCGCAACGCCGCGCTCCTCGAAGTGCCCGAGCACCTGCGCGAGTTGACAAAACGTCACTGCCTGAACGCATGGCATCACCCGAAAAAACGACAAAGGATTGCGAAGCCAGACCCATGAATCACTCGAATCAGAACCCGCTGCGCCTGATGCCAGCACCCGACGCGGCCACCATCGAGCTGCTTTACCGCACGTTCGGCGACGTGCTGATACCCCTTGAAAAGCTGCGCGTGCAGTACTTCCGAAACCTCAACGAGCGGTCGTTTGCCGCCGAGATCGAGAGCGGCCGGATCCAGTTGCCGGTCACCACGCTCGACAGCAGCCGCAAGGCTCCCAAGTTCGCTCACATCCGTCACGTTGCAGCGTTGATCGATATCAACGCGTACAAAGCGGACGAAAAACTGTCGAGGCTCGACGTCCCAAGCGACGAGCTCGACAACTGACCCTGGCCGCCACCACCGGCCGCGACTCACAAAAGGTGCACACCATGGATACCACCCAAGCCCTCTCGCTCGTCTTCATCCTCTGCTGGGCAGTCGTGCTGCTCTGGATCGGTTATCGATACGGACATAGCGATGGCCAGCAGAAAGGCAAACAGGTTGCTGTAGTTGAGCATGAGGAATCACTCAACGAACTGACCCGCAGAATGGGCGAGGTCCGCCTGCTCAACCGGCGACTGCTTGATCATTTCGACCTGCTTGAATCCAGGCTGCTCAACCTGGAAGCCCCCGAAGAGAAAACGCCGGCATGTCGTCTGATGGAGCGCGCTTCATGAGCCGGACTGTGAACATCTCGAGTGCCACTCATACCTACAGCACTCACTTGCAAGGCAGGGGGCCACGTGAATGAGCTGGCTCTTTTCGCAGGCGCTGGTGGCGGAATACTCGGCTCCCACCTGCTCGGCTGGCGCACGATCTGCGCCGTTGAACGTGATGCATACGCCGCACAGGTTCTCGCGCAACGACAAAACGATGGTGCCCTCTCGCCTTTCCCGATTTGGTCTGACGTCCGAGCCTTTGACGGAACGCCATGGCGAGGACTTGTTGACGTTGTATCGGGCGGCTTTCCGTGCCAGGACATATCAGCAGCCGGATCCGGACAAGGCATCGAAGGGAGCCGCTCCGGACTCTGGAAAGAAATGGCTCGAATCATCGGTGAGGTTCGATGCCGCTACGTGCTCGTGGAAAACTCACCGCTGCTTGTGGGACGAGGACTTGCCGTGGTCCTCGGTGACCTTGCCGCTATGGGGTATGACGCGCACTGGTGTCGTCTATCAGCGGCAGACTGCAGAGCGCCACATCAGCGCGACCGCATCTGGCTTGTGGCCTACCCCGACCGTGAACGGCAACCACAACCAGCCGGGCAGCAGCAAAACAGCCGGATGGGGCCTGAGCAGCGCCGCGAAGCAATGGATGCACCCACCACGCCCGAGCCAACGCAAAGGTCGGGCGATCTGGCCGACGCCAGTCGCGTCGATAGCAAAAGGATCATCCCCAAACGCCTTGACCCGACGCAGCGGCAGAAGCCGCGCAAAGGATCGCCTGGATCATGCGGTCATGGCTTCAGACCATGGCCACCTGAACCCGGAATGGGTCGAGTGGCTCATGGGATGGCCCATCGGATGGACCGACTTAAAGCCCTTGGAAATGGACAAGTTCCGCGAGTGGCAGCGACAGCATTCGATTTCTTGCACGACGGATGAACGCGGCGCGGCTTGAGGCTTTGCCCTAATTTGATTTACAGGAGAAGATACGTAATGAACACACTGTTTTTATTGATGGCCCAGTACAATGGCATGGCTGTAATACCGCTAGATAAAGTTTGCAAGGACTACATGAATCTGTCGGTTGAAAAATTTAAACGAAAACAGATTTCGGGAGAAATCGATATTTTAGTTACGAGACTTGGCCCCCAGAGCCAAAAGGCGGGGCTGGGAATCCATTTAAAAGATTTAGCAAATTACATTGATCGTCAACGTCTAATCGCTGAAAGAGAGCATAACCAGCTAATGGGTCGATTAGAGTAAAGAACATAACTACATAGAGTGAACGGAGGGGGCTGAATGTAGACAAAGCCACCCTCTCCACTCTTACAATTCAGAAACGTTCCAAGCAGACTAGCTCAGACCCATTATCATCTAAAATCGAAGTCAAGAAACAGCAAAACTCCAATGCAAAACATCCCGCAGTTAAGTTGCGGGACGTGGAAATAGAGGAGTCCAAGTCCCGACCTTCGCGCGGTACAATATTGGCAAAGAATTGTTTGGGCATGTTTCAGGAAGCACCAGCAAAAGCCCCTGATTTTTATAGCCCAGCGGATTTTTGTAAAGACTTGAACCTAGGCGAAGACAAAGCGCTTTAGCTTTGTGCATTTCCTCATCCGTCTCCCAGAACCCTTTCCCTTGATTAGGAAAAGCGTAGGACGAGTCGGACAAAACCTCGCAAAGATGTAGTTCGTAAGTCACACCAGACTTCTCAAGAATGTTTTTTACTTTTTTCTCACCATCCTCAGTGCCGACCAATGTGATAACCAAGATGGGTACCTTCGACTCGATTAACTGAGATGCCAAGCTATCAAGCAGCTCAGACAGTCCGCCAGAAAGTGTGTCACCACTACCAATCACGTCATCTACAATTATGATTGCCTTAGGAAGCTCATCGTCTTTAGCACCCGCGAGCCGCTTCCCTATCGAAGCGGGCTCAACAATAGTTTGAGTGGATAGCGAATTGATCTTTGCATAGGTTCGAGCATATTGCAGGCCACTCTTGCCGACATCGTCAACAAACGTGATTAAAACATCCTGACGCCTATCTCTACGGTGAGTAATAGTCGAAACGCCTATAACCGGCCTTACCACACGAGCATGAGCTATTTTCAAAAGCTCGTCTACTTGTAAGGAGCTTAAAAACCTGACATTTTCTAGGATAGTGAATAGCAATCGCTGATTTAAAATATCGGATTCTTGATCCAGCCAGGCTCTTATTTGCTCACCGTCAATTTTTTGAGCCCTGTAAATTGGCCATTTCAAGACTAATTTTTGAATATCCTTGGCAGTAACATGGGCTTTATCTTCTGCTGCACGGATCCCCTCCTCGAGTTCATCACCCAATGTACTCGTAACCAGCTTGTTAAGTCCATATTCAGTCAGCCAACGCTCAAACAACGGTACAGTAAAATGTAATTCACCATTTCGCTCGTATAGAATCTCGCGCCTTTGGAAGTCAGCAATCAACGGTGTAATTTCGGGTTCTAGCAAGTGAGCACTAACCGCTCTCGCTTTGACTTCTTCTTCTTTCCGCTTGTGCTCACGCAAGGATCTCCCTATCCCTACAAGCAACCTCAGCCGCTTCAACTCTGCAACTTCAGCGTGCTCTCTCTCGAAATTTAAACCATCCTTCCACAAATGCGCAAAAGCGTTTGTATCCAGTTCGGATAATAGAACAGACAAACCTCCGGATACATCCGACGCAATAATTTCAGTATCCCGCTCAGCGATGGCGATGCTTACAATCTTCGAACAAAGAAGCTTAGTATAATAGGGATGCCCATGAGTTAAAGTAAAAATTAAATTAATGGCCTCATCATCCCAGTTCAGCTGACCATCAACAGGTTGAGTGATCAGTTCAAGGTATTCTGCCCACTCATTACTTCTAGAAAAAAAATCCAAGGTTTCTCTTGAGAATTTATTGAGCTGATCTCCTTGCGCTCCGATTATAAACGGCATTTTTTCGCCACCCACAAGGATGAAGGCAAGGTTCTTTCTAGCCGCTAAGGTGCGCAAATTAGCAAAGAAGGTTTCCGCGATTGGACCGGACCGGTACATTTCCGGATGGATCTCATCGAACTCATCAAGAATCACTACGAACCTTTTTTCAGGATGTCGGAATTCGAGTTTCTTAGCAGTGAGATTGAGATCGGCTAGTGATTCTCTAAAGTCAGCAGCGACGACGTCACTTGCAGGCATGTAGTTGAGTAAAAAGTTCTGGATATTTTCACCTAGGGATTTAAGCGTCCCTTGGGGCGTAGTTGAGCAATACTCACCATACTCCAAATACAAACTATGAAAATCAGACCGATCACGTTCTAGATAGTTAACAACCGCTTTTGCAAGAGACGTTTTCCCTATCCTTTTCTGGCCGGTCACGTACGTTGAAGTCATAGGGTGCTTCAAAAGCTTGTTCGCAATTGCTTTTACTTTAGCACTACGACCTACAAACATATCGCCTTCAGCAACTTCAAGGCTGTAGGGTTCTAACGATTCCAACAACGACCAGTCCACAGCCTCATTCTGACCTTCTACCACTAAATCAAATATCTCACTGCGACATGTGCCAAACAACTCTCGCCAACTTATGTCTACAGTCATTTCGACCCTACTGGAAGGCTCGACGATACAGGCTCTTAGACACACCGCAAACTTACCTGGAGGCACATCTCCACAGCGAAGTCTGTCGTTATCCAAAATAATAGTAGACTCAGATCCACAATCGATCTCTACAACAACCTCAACCGCGGTACTAGGGCCATTGTTAACTAGGGGCAAGATAATGTTGACAAAGCGATCAACTTGATGCAATGGATAGCGCTTTTCAGCAGCCCTCGGCGGTTTTCGAATCGGCTCGATTACAGAGGCAAGTCGTTCAGACGCAGTAGTTTTAACTATTTCAACCGCTTCACAGACAGCATCCAGAAATGGGAGAGCAAATTTCTCGGTAAAAAAAGACTCTGAGCTTCTCGCTAAGAACAAACTTTCCTCTAAGGTACGTCCGAGCTCGTCTAAATTTAGTTTATAATCTGACCCACTGCTATTTACAACAGCATCTACGCCTTCAACAATAGCTTCCAGCTTTGTTTTTATGGGCACATAGTTGAAAGGTTGGAGATAGCCTTGAAAAGTGTTGTGCCTCAAGCATTTTAGAATTATTGACTTCTGTGAGGCGATCTCATTTAACGTGCCCGTCACTTCACTCAACGCTGCATAGTGAGCACATATAGTGCCGTGCAAAGCTTTGATTATATTGATCTTTTCATAATTCTGCTGCTTATCAACTCGGCAGTGTTTCATCAATTCAGGCGTATGCGACTCGACAATAGTTAGAATCTTACGAATGATGACGTTGTGCTCATCATCAATTGGCAATAAACCATCCACCGCCATACTGCGAATTAATAGAATTGCGACTATGCGGTGATTGGAAGTGGCAGACTCTACTTCTCCCAAAACTCGTTCAAGGTTAGCGCCTGAATAAACTCCAGAAAAACTACAAATCTCCGCAATCGCACTTACAAGCGCATCCCTCGCATCAGAGTAAATATTTGCGGAGTGATGCCCTTCGCCCACTTTTCGAATTTCTTCTTCCAAGGCGAAAAGCCCGAGATAGCTTGCCCCTTGGCACACAATTGACTTGGCTGGAGCTGGGACTTTGACTTCCATTTCACTTCCCCAAAAGTGACCGCATTCTCACTCAATGTGCCAAAATAGCCTATAGCCATCATTAGGTCTACCATACCAGCAAAATTTCCGATTACCCGTAAGGTTGAATGTCTTCAGTTCGTTGGCAGACGCGTGTACACGACTTAGAAATTTTTGTGGGGCACGAACGAGCTCTGGGAACCCTAGGTAGCTGTCAGACAGACAATGGGCTTTTCGGAAAGCTTTGCGCATCAAATCAGAAGTCTTGGACGAAGGGTTCACAGAACTCCGGCTAGGTGATTAACGGTGGGAGGGATGTAGACTGTGATCCACATCCTAAAAAAATGCTAAAACATCGTATAGACCCAATATAACCAACTGATTTTAATATACTTTTTTTCTAGTCAGGTCCAATCCATCATCGGCG